TTTCACTTTAGCAGATTTTCTTACCTTGTCAAATTATTTTTATTTTTGTATGACATAATTATAAATCATTTAATATCAGCAGATTCTTCTGTCTCTTCTGTCTCTTCTGTCTCTTCTGTCCACCGCACCCGGTTGATAAATAAGCACAAGTCAAGAAAATTGTGGTGGTGGATATCCGGGTTGCAACCGCCGGAGATGACATAATCCATGAGTGCGGCCTTAACGTCATCTACTGTTCCCCCGTCTACGGCGGCGGCAAGGTTGTCCATGTGGAAAAACGTTGCGTAGTCATAGATTGCTTTAAGGTGCGTTGCGGCGTCATAGCTGATTGCACCCTCGTGGCGGTCTAAAATGATATCGATAATCATTGCGTTAATCTCCTATCTATTTAATTAGTGTTCTCATTGTTCCGGGTTGTTCCCCGGTGGATGATTGCAATTTAACATGATTGCGGGGGACGTCAAGCGGTTTTCTTTCCGGTGCGTTGTAACTCGCTAACTATCTGCGTGTTATAATTGTGTCATACAACTCCCCCCGGATTCCCCGGTATCCATGATTCCCCGGTATCCATGATTCCCCCTTTTATATATATATATAGTGTAAGAGATTCTTTTGTATTCTTTTGGTATCTTTTGGAATTGCATAAATGTAAATGTTCCATGTGGAACATTTATGCATTTATGCAATGGATTCCGGGTTCCGGGTTCCGGGTTCCGGGGGGGTTGTGGTGGGATAGCGGGTTCCGTTGCACCCCCGTTTCAACGGGTTCAACGGGTTCCGGGGGTTCCGGGGGTTCAAGATAGTTAAGGATTCATAACTATTAAGGATTCATAACTATTAAGGATTCATAACTATTAAGGATTCTTAAACATTCCCCCCTTGTAAGTGCCGTCTAACTTATTAAGTCCGGCCTAACATTTTAAGTTTGGACTAACTTTATAAGTCCGGTCTAACTTATTAAGTCCAGCCTAACTTTATAAGTCCGGTCTAACTTATTAAGTCCAATCTAACAATCTTTGAAGATAGATAGTCCGATATTTGACTATCTGACGGCAAAACCGAAATCCAAAAAGTTATAACCACTTCTATCAAGAATATGTTAGAACCCAAAGACTTGCAAAAATTTATCGACGAGGACATCACGCCGTCAGGTATACAAGATATAGGAGGTGCAACAATATGTCGTACAAGATATAGGGGTTTTACATTTTGTAAAAGCCATTAGTCCAATATTTGACTATTAATGAGGGAAGGATACCTATACCCCTATGGGTATGCTTCACATGTTGTTGATACTTAACCCGTCCCAGACCAGACAATTTGAGGGCAAGACCCTGCCCCTTTTCTGCCTTCTCCAACCTCTCACTATCCATTCCCTATCGGATTAGTAGGATTTCCATTTGCCGATTTTGCATTATATGTATTATGCGAAGTATGGAAGCGGATTGCTTAGAGTATCAATGAGTTATGCAAAACAGGGTGTCAATAGGAAACAGACTTTGCACCCCCGGATTCCCCGGAGACCAAGGCAACCCGTTTCCCTACAAGTCTCTTATCATCAGACGGTTGCAACAGATTCCGGGGATTCAATGGGTTGCATGCCGTACCGTTCCCGTGACAGGGGCGAGGGCAGTTCATGGCAGGTGGCATACCATTCCCGTTGCAATACGGTGGCCTATCATACCGATTCCGCTACATGTGGGGGATAGGCAGGCCCCTGAAATATACCGATTCCGGTGCAATCAGGGGCAAAAAGGTTCCGTGATGCACCGATTCCGTGGGTATAGGGGGAAATTGGATGCCAAGAAATACCAAGTACCACCACGGTTTCCCAGGCTCCGGGGTTGCACGCGGCCCATAGTAAATAGTTGGGTCAAATTTTTTCCGTGGGGTACGGGGGAGGGAGGACCCTTCTGGGCATGTCGGTTGTCAAGCAAAATCGACATGCGGCGGGTACATGGGCGGGATATACTTCTGGTCTGTTTCAGCCTCGTCTGGTCTGCACCCTATCTCCGACTTGTCAAGCAAAATCGACACGCGGCCGTTCCACGGGGGACGTATCGACCTAGAAGGCGGGTATACTCTTCGGGCGGGTAGTTATAGCGGACCAGCGGTTGTGGCGCGTTCTAGGGTAGGACCCTCGATTAAATTCGGGCAAATTTACAAGAGTGTGACGGGGTATAGGTAGCGAGAGGGTACATTAGTCATGAAACAGGAGATAGGGCACTACCATCGACCAAATTTGTGCACGGCGGGCATGATGCGACGGAGCGGCTCTCGCGGATTTGGCGGTAAAGAAAAAGCCCGCAGGTAGCTTGACGAGACTACCCACGGGCGTAACTATGGAAAATGCCAGTAGAAAGGAGAGTGTTTAGTCCGCTCCTGTGGCATGCGGATTCCCCGCTTAGGATAGCCAGAAGCATTGAGCTTAGCTGGTTCGGTTGCCGTTCGGAGCGAACAGGTGCAACATATCACATCAGGGGAGAAAGTCAAGAGGAAATCGACAGGGTCCGCGCGTTTACGAATTTAATCCAGTGTGGCGAGGTAGAAGGAGGGAATGGGGTCCGGGTGGACAGTTGTAGCGGACCGCCCCGTGCGGCGCGTTCTAGGGCAGGACCCTTGATTAAATTCAGGGGATTTAGGATGGGCTGATATTATATGGCCACCATCTCCTAGGTTGATGTTCCCAAAGTGTACAAAGTTCTTGACATTGGTATAGGATTTAGTATAGTGGCCGCGGTTATTTGATAGGTGTGATGTTTTCGTCATTGCCCCGGAGGTAGGCTCGTCCTGCTTCCGGGGTTTTCTTTTGGAGGTGTACAAAGTTCTTGACATTGGTGTGAGGTTTGGTATCATAGGCCCAACAGAGAAGCGAGGGGCTTCTCATCGTTAAGTTATTCGTCATTGCCCCGGAGGTAGGCTCGTCCTGCTTCCGGGGTTCTCTTTTGGGAAAAGGACCAGCCTTCTTGAGTGGGCTAATCTTCACACCACGTTGTGTCTCAACACTCAACGAAGATTGGCTGATGAAATTAGGACCAAAAGGACCAACAAGTACTTACAAAAAGGATTCGTGTAAGTTGCTAGCCATCATCAGGTTATCTACATTTAGGACCAAAAAGGACTAAGGACCGAACTCTTCTGGCGTATATATATATGTATATCCCTTTCTCTATATAATATAATATAAATTTTTTTATTATTAGTCCTTAATCCTTTTTAGAAAAAAGGAACCTCTCCATGTTGAAAATCAATGAGTTATGAAAAGGACCGCCTCGGTCCTTTTGAACCCCCGGAACCCACGGGTCCCACGGCAACCAAAAGCCGCCAATCTGTTGAATGCCAACCGATTAAGGAGAAGGACCTTTAAGGACCTAACCTCTCAACCCTTCGGTCCTTCTCCACATCTGGCTGGCACTGAATGGGTTGTGGCATAGAATCCACGGATTCCGTGGGGCCCACGGGTTCCGGGGAGCAAATTCTTCTTGACAAACAGTGTCAACCCGCGTATCATCATGACATGTCAAATATCACATTTGCTCCCAAAATCCCAGGTGTTCTCCATTGGGAACACTTCTATCAAGCCGTCTATGACATCCCCCAGATGGACTGGCGCAGGGGTCAGGACATCCCTCTCCGAATATCGTGGGGCTTGCCCGAATACCTTACCGAAGGCCCTGATGAAGCTCTCGTACAGCTACTATACTTCTTCTATCACTTCCCTATTATGGCGACACGGGAGGCGATTAGAACCTTCGTGGCGACCACCTATCTAAAAAACCTAAACGATGAACAGATAGATAAACTCCACGCCCGTGCCTTCAATAAGGTGGCAGAGGATAGCATCTGGCCCAAGTACGAGGTCTATTCCTACTTCGACCATGTTGGAGTATGGGACATCATATCTGATACCAAAGAAACCCTTGAAACGAAGTTTCATGAGATGATTGCAGGGAGAGAGGATTGGAACAGGGCGAAGGACTATGTAGAAGAACAGTACGAACTCGGAAAATATGCACAGGCTCTTAAAAGCATATATAAAAGAACTCCGCTCAAAGTTCAGTTTCTGATTCTCTCTGCTTTAGGACGAGCGAATGGGTCCTCCATGACGAAGCAAGAATATCTTCGCTTAGCCCAGTCCTGTGGCAACTGTCGAAACACTGCCCTCAAGTATTTGAATCTCTACATCCCCTATCCACTAATCACCAGTAAATATAATCCAGAAATTATCAACCCGGATAAAAAAGTATTCGCACTCAAATGACTATAGAACTACTTAACGATGAAACAGTTCAGAAGCTTGAACTGACCTTTACCGCCCCCCGCATATCCCAACTACAGCTGACCGGAGACATGAAGAAACTACCGACAGGCGGTAGTTGCAACCGTGCCGTCGCCATTGCCATGCCGGAGGTCCTTCGCCTTCTCATGGGTATGCCGATAGAAAATCAGGAACTGATGCAGTATTACTATCAGGTGCAACTCTTTAAGGTGATGCAGGGGAAGCTGGACGAGAACTCCCTCTCCATGCCTCCTGTCTATAAGCGCATCCTCACTAACTGGCGCAAGCATGGTGTAGAAGCCAAAGACATTAAGCCCGCGCTTCCCGCCATCGTTCCTTCTGTCCAGTTCCTAAGCAAGCCGGGACTGTATGACTACGCACTCGATAGTAAAGGTGCAAGATACTACACCAACCGTAGCCTCGTCAGTGTAGATGGAACCTCGTGGCGGCATACGGGTATCTTCGGAATTGACGTAGACCTCAAGGAGAACCCGGAACATACCGCGGATTCCATTCTCGCTACGGCACAGGAGAAACTCCCCTCGCTGGATGGCTTCCTCTTCGCATACGTTAGTCCTAACCGGGGGATTAAGGCGTTCTTCCAAATCTCCAATTCCACGCTCCAGTACCTGAACCAGAATCCGCAGGTGGTGGAAGATGAAGGAGACGAGGAACTGAACGTGAAGCGATTGGCGAATGAACGCATCTATCTCCACAAGGCAGTGTACCACGCCCTCGCGCAGTACATCCATGAACAGACGGGCTTCATCCTCGACATGGCCTGTACCGACCCTGCACGGATGCAGTTCTTCTATCTGGACACCTTCATCCCCGGAACCCCCGGAACCCCTCGATTCCATGTACCCGACATGGACAAGGCGAAAGCGGATTACCTTCAATACGACAAGGACCGGGCAGTCAGTTACGAACTTCCTTCCGTCGCTCCCGGCAGTCCCCGTCCCAAGATATTCGAGGATTTCCTTGCGTGGTTGAAGGTGAACGAGTACTACGATACCGCCGAAGGCTTGTCCCGCATGGACTATATTAAGGGAGACGGTTGCCTCTATAGTGAGTGCCCACAGTGCAAGGGAGGCAAATCGGGTAATAGCCAGAACACGGACCTTCGCTTCTACCCCGATCCCCAGTACCCCCGGCAGTCCTACTTCCACTGCTTCCATGCCAGTTGCAACGGCGCGAATCCGGAGATTGTGTCGGTGCAATGGCTCTTCGACCTGTACCTGACGGAGTTAGATGCGGAAGCCGAGAAGAAGGCAGGAGTTGAACCGTGGTGTCAGGACCCTCTCCTGATGAAGTGCTTCATGCAGGGGATTGCTCCCAGCAACATGAACGCGGCCATCCCGGAGGTCAGCCGATTGAAGCTCTGCTCCCTCAAGTTCCCCTATGTCCGAAAGAACAAGGCGGGCAAGAGCATCCCCATCCTGACGGACGAAAACATCAAGTATCTTCTCCATCATGGACTGAACCTCCGTGTGTTCCGTCGAATGAACACGAATGACCTCCTGCTCTTGGACTTTAAGAACAGTAGATGGTACGAAGTTAGCAACTCCATATTGAGCAAGATTTCAAGCTTCTGGCAGTTGGTAGTTCCCGGTCAGGCCATTCCTACCCAGCGGTTGCAGGACGCGCTGGCGAGCATTAGCCAGACCAACTACTACCACCCGCTGGCTACGTTCGTCAGCTCTCGTCCTTGGGATGGGCAGGACCGCCTACGTATCTTCTTGGACTTCCTCCCCATGAATCAGGATGTAGATATGCCCGAAGGCTGGACCCCGGACAAGTACCGGGACATGGTGCTTACGACATGGCTCATTACCCTGTGGAAGCGCGTTACTCACCGCTTGAGCATTATTACCAATACCAGTACCTCTTCCTCCTTCCCCCAGAACTACATCCCCATGCTCATGGGTTCGCAGGGGCTGGGTAAAACGAAAGCCACGGACTGGTTGTTCCGTGGAATCCGGGGTGACGTGGCTAGCTCTATCGAAGGTCTCAACAATGCGGACAGTGTTGTTCAGATGGCCCGGCACTCTGCTATCATCTTGGACGAGATTGATGAAGAAGTCTCTAACAAGGTGAAGGAGAGCAAGTTGAAGCGAATCATTACCGGGGAGGCCGACAGTTGCCGTGTTGCATTTAGTCGCACCACTGGGACCTATGAGTACTGCGCAAGTATCATTGGCAGTACGAACCAAGAACAGGTATTGAGAGATACCACGGGTTCCCGACGCTATTACCCCCTCATTTTGGGAGAACGCACCGTGCCGAAGGATGGACTTCCTCCGGGGTTTAGTCCCAACAGCTGGGCGGTGGAGAAGCTCTTCGAACAGGACAATCAGCAACTCTGGGCACAGATTAAGTACATGGTAGATGCCCACGAAGATGGCGAATACAAATGGGCTAATCTGGAAAAAGTTGGAGCGGCTCTCGCGGAACAATATGCCAGTTGCCGAGGCAATGATACTGACCTGACGAAGTACCTTGTCCCTGTGGCCCTCAAGGACACAGATAAGAAGGGAGAGAGACTCTCCAAACAGATACCGGGCGGCTTTACCTCTATGGAGAACATCCTCAAATATGTTCGTGGTAATCATGGTGACGGAGCTAAGGTTGAACGATGGGACGCGCCCAACTTCAAACGAGACCTCATTGCCGTCTATGGTGCAGATTCTATGAAGAAACATAACGTTACACGGAGGGATGCCGCCGGGCAATCGAAATGCTTCTTCTTCATGCCGCTTGACCTTTGGTTGAAGGAAGCAAGCGCAGAAACGAAGGCGCGAGTATTTTCACAATATGAACATATTAAGGTACTTGCGGAAGACGAGAAAAATTTCTTCTAAAAACTTCTTGACAAAAATCTAATACATGGTATGTTGGCCCTGTCACCGGGATTCCGGGGCAGGGCCAATTCCCTTCCCGCTAATCCCTCCAGAATACAAACAAGCAAACCAGCAACAAACATGAACACTGCAACCGACGACAGCATGATTACCGAGTTGAAAGCTCTTGAATCCGAGCTTCGCTCACAGGTAGAAAAAGCCGAAGCGGAATTGAAGGCCCTTCGCAATAACCACAACCGCATTGTCAAGCTAATCAATCTCCTTGACGGCCTTGGCAACTTGATGAAGAATACGCACGTTACCACGGTTGAGGATTCCCCTCGCCCCGGCTATAGCAAGAATGGCAAGAAGCTGGGCCGCCCGTCAAACGAACGTCTCGCCAACTTGAAGGCGCAGAACCAGAACCTCCGCGAACGGTATGAACTTAGCCAGAAGCGTGACCAGCTGAACAAGTGCATCAACAGTCTTGACTGGATTATCGACTTGCAGGAAGAAGAAGGTGAATACTAAATCTAACCTCTTATGCCCAAAAGACTTATGACATTGGAAGATACAACATACTCTCAAAGATTTAGGGATAACCTCGAGGACACGTTGGAGCAGATGCTTCCGGTTCTCTCATTCATACCCTTTGTCCTTACCCTAGTGGTTAAAGTGTATTCTCCTGAATATTCGTGGATGACGTGCTTCTTAGCGGTACTCGGCAGTCACGTGCTTCAAATTCTCTTTGTTGTTACGGTGAACTCCATTCCGAAGAAGGATTCTTTCTTTTTCGGGGCGGTCGCCGCCGCTGGTTTCTACTTAGTCCCTATACTCTGCCTCTATAATGCGATGAAGAGCTAATCATGAAAGACCTAGCAGAATTATCCCCCTACATAGGCATCTATTACCTCTCCCTATCTATGGGCTTTCTGGTCAATGGTATGCCCCTACTGGCCTCCCTCATCTTCTCGCTCATTCTCGTCCTCCTCGTTCTGTGGGTGTGGTCCTTCATCTACATCACCCTCACACATCTATTGAAACGGAGTAGCCGGGACATGAACGTCAATATCTTTGGCCTCTCCGCAACATTGGTCACTCTCTTCTTCATAATCATATCACTCTAAACTATGTATAACGAAATTGCCATCGCCGCCCAAACTGTTGATTCCCACTTCTCCTATATGGGATTAGAGGAATCAGCCGCTGACCTCCTGCGCCATCTTCTGTGGGAGATTGAAGAATACCGGGAAGCTGACGCGGAGGACCGCGTAAAGGAGGCAACCGACATCGCCATTCTCGCATTGCGCCTCGTCGCGGCGACCGGACGGGATGAAGGTTTCTCCTTTGAGGATTGGATATTCCTCACAAACGGAAAATGCCGGGAAGTCGTGAACCGCATGAACCGTGCCGTGAAGATGTACAAGAAGGACAGAACCGCCGGAATTCCTATGAGCACCCCACAAGAATACTACGCGCAAGCGAAGGAACAACTAAATACACCCAAACACTAATGCACGAAGAAATAGATAAGAACCCTATATCATTTTCACTGCCTCGCATTCCGGGGTATGAAATGGAGATTACAGACGACCAGACCAAACTCACAGGCGATACTCTTGCCGTTGACTTCGAAACGTATTATGAAGGGAAATATTCCCTCAAGTTCATGGACCCGCATTCCTACTGTCTGGACCCCCGGTTCGACGCATACATCATGTCCGTCTATGACGGGAAGTATTGCTGGGTAGGACATCCGAAGGATTTTGACTGGGAGAAAACTACGAAGGACAAAACCCTCGTCGCGTTTAACGCCAGCTTCGACTATGCCGTTTACCTCTTCGCACTTCACGCGCCGGGGGCCAAGGGCATTCCATGTACTCCCAGTTTCCGGCCACCCTTCAAGGAGTGGCTCTGTTCCCGTGCCGCTTCCAACTATCTCGCCATCTATGGCTCTCTTGACAAGATTGTCGCAAAGCTTTGGGGTGTAGAGGTTAGCAAGGAAGTCCGAGCCAAGGCCGAAGGTGTTGACTTCCGCAAGATGGAAGTCATCCCCGACGACATGAAGGAATACGTGGCGGGCGATAGTTACTACTGTCTCGCCTTGTGGGACAAGATGAAGAACTTCTGGCCGGAAGATGAACGGGAATGCTGGCTCAATACCTGCATCATGGGATGGCGCGGAGTTCCGACTTCCCGCCAGTATCTTCTTGACGGACTGGAGAAACTCCATCAGGCGCAGGAGGAATACAAGGAAGCTATCCCGCTTGAAAAGAAACTCTCCATTCCCCAACTACGTAGAGCGTGCGAGGAACTGAACATCCCGCCGCCGGAGACGACGAGTAAGGTCAGCGAACTATTTACGGACTGGCTGGAAGAGTATGGCCACCTCGTCCCGTGGGTAACTCTTATCGGGAAGTACAGGAGCGTGAACCGCATGATTAGCATTACCGAGCGCATGCTTTCCCGCGTCTATACTGACCATGAAGGGATAGAACGTCTCCCCTATACGCTGACCTACTGTGGCGCAAGCACGGGTCGTTGGACTGCCGGGGGCGACAAGCTCAACCTGCAACAGCTTAACCGTGAAGACGTTCTGGGCTTTAACCAGCGCAACGCCATTCAAGCACCCGAAGGGTATAAGCTCGTGGTATGTGACTGGGCCGGGATTGAAGCACGTCTGACCGCTTGGCTCTGCGGGCAGGAGAAAATTCTTGATACCCTCCGTGCTGGTGAGAAGGACATCTATGCCGCTAACGCGAAAGGCTGGGGCCTCATCCCCGCGGATGTCAAGGACTTCAAACAGTACTGCAAGGAAACTCCGGGGCAAGCGGACCTTCGTCAGCATGTGAAGGCGGGGGTACTTGCTTGCGGCTTTAGTGCTGGATGGAAGGCTATTCAACGCTCGAACCCCGGAATGGACAGGGACCAGTGCCAAGCGATTGTGGACATGTACCGCAGTCGTAGCCCAGAAGTGGTGGCATGGTGGAGAGAGTTGGACGCATTAGCGGCTCGCGGCTATCGTACCCCCTCCCATAGCTTCGCGCTCTCCCTCCCCTCTGGCCGGAAGCTCTATTATCGTAACTGTTACAAGAAACTCATTCAACCCAAGGACGGTCGTCGTCCCTATTTCGCAACCTGCGTCGATTTCGGATACAAGTCCTCCATCGTCAATACTAACCTCCTTAGCAACAATAACATCCAGTCAATCGCACGTGACCTCATGGTCCGCACGTTCAACCGCCTGTGCAAGGAATTAGAGGGTGCGCAACCTATCCTTCTCGTGCATGACGAAGCCGTAGTGATGGTTCCGGCTGACCGTGCCGAGGAATACGCCCAGCGTATCGAACAGATAATGGAAGAAACTCCGCAGTGGGCTTCTTCCCTTCCACTCCTTGCCGAACCTGAAATCATGGACAAGTACAGAAAATAATGAACGCGCTTACTCCATTCCCGCCTCAAGAGGATTGCATCCATGATATGGTGGATGCAATTACCCGGCACGGCTATGTGATAAATAAATCCTGCACGGGTACGGGGAAGACATTGGTTACTATCGAAACCGCGAAGGCTATGGGCAAGAGACTTCTCGTCGTCTGCCCTGCCATCGTAGTGACCCAATGGAAGCGAGCGATTGAACAGCAAGGAGCGGACGCGGTGGATGTCCTCTCATGGGAGAAGGTGCGCAGGGGAAGTACCTCCTACTACAAACGCCCCACCAAGGTTCCCAAGTCCCGGATAGTCTTCGGGGCTTGGACCCTTCCCGACGATTCCTTGCTGGTCCTTGATGAAAGCCATAAGGCCAAAACGTATGGTAGCCAAAGCAACATCATGGCATTAACTGCGGCCCATCAAGGACTTCCGACGATTATGCTCTCTGCCACTCCCTTCGTCTCCCCTCTTGACATGAGCGTTCCCGCAACGTATGCCAAGTGGATTCAAGACCCTCGGCGTGGGTTCTGGCTCTGGGCACGCATGCACGGATGCACCGATAGCTTCTGGGGAGGCATCGAGTTTAAGCTCAACCCACGTAACCACGCCATGATGGAGAGCCTGAAACAAAAGCTCTTCACTGCTGGGGTTATGACAGAGATTGACAAGGATAGACTTGACACATTCTTCCCCGAGAATAGAATCGAGTACTTGTCCGTGGACGTAGACATGAAAGGCATGAGAGAGATTAAACAGTTGCAGAAAGCACTTGACAAGCTGGACAAATCATGGGACCAGTCCATCGAACGGGCTAACGAGAAGGGAATCGAACTTCCTGCTATCGTTGAACTCCTTCGGCTTCGCCAGCAATCTGAATTGGCTAAGCTCCCCACGATGGCAGAGAAGGCAGTTGAACTTCTGGACAGCGGATATAGCGTCGCCATCTTCGTGTCCTTCCTCGACAGTCTCTCCACACTCTCGGAACTCATTAACAATAAATCGGGTAAGACAATCGCTTATGCCGAGATTAGTGGAGCGGTGACTGGGAAGAACCGACAGGAAGAGGTGGACAAGTTCCAACGGAATGAAGTTCCTCTCGCTCTCGTGCAGATTAGTGCAGGAGGAACTGGGGTATCGCTTCACGATACCGAGGGAGGCCACCCCCGCGCCGCACTCATCTCGCCGGACTACGCAATCGTCAATTTGCTACAGGCACAAGGACGTATCGCCCGTCTCGGAGCAAAGTCACACACATTGCAATACATCGTGACCGCCTCCGGTACGGTGGAAGAAAGAATTATTCAAGCACTCAACACAAAAGAAATTTGTCTTAACGCATTAACATCAAATGGCTAATAACAAAACCAACACTCACAGCAAGTACAGTCCGAGTAAGATGGCATTGCTCGCTACCTGTCCCGGATATGTCCCACGCCCCATGACTAAAGAGGAAGAAGAGGATGACTTCTCCCCGGCGGCCATTGGAACCCGTGTTCACGCGGCCCTTGAAACCAAGAACCCAGAATCCCTTCTTACCAAGCATGAACACATCCTCTACACTGCGGCATCCAACATGGTGGATAGGCTCATGTCCATCTTCGCAACCGAGGTACAAACGGACAAGGTAGAAGTACTCCCGGAACATAAGTTTGAAGGAATCGTCTTCAACCCAGATGATGAAGCACAAACCGGAACGGCTGACGTTCTTGTCCGGCATGGTGATACTTCCATGATTATCGACTACAAAATGGGGATGGTCCCCGTATCCGACCCTGCCGAGAATACCCAGTTCATCTACTATGGTTTGCTGGAAATGGCAGAACGCCCTGAATGTAAGCGTATTATCCTTGCGGTGGTACAACCCAGCCAGACCGAAAGCATGAAGATTGCGGCGTTCTACCGCGACGGTAAGGGTCCGAAGTTCACCACGGATATGTCTGTCGTCCCTATGGATGAAGCTACCGCGAGGGAAAGCATGGGCGCAGTCATTGCCCGCCATTGCCGTGACGCGGAGAATCCCTATGCCTACTCCTCTTCTCCGCACGTCTGCCCCTACTGTTCCCGGCTTGCCCAGTGCAAGAAGGTGACTAGCATGGCCCGTAACTTCTCGCTCAAAGTGTTGAAGGACAAGGACCTTGCAGAAGGGATGATTGATAACGTCGGTACGGCGATGGACAACCCGGAAACCCTTGGCTCCCTTCTTTCCTTTGCGGACATTATCGCGGAGGCCAACAAGGTGCATAAGGACTATGCCAAGACCCTCTTCGCTTGCGGCGTTGATGTTCCCGGATGGAAGTATGCACGGCGAGGTAATACCGTGAAGGTGGACAACGATGCCTTCCGTGCCTACGTCGAGCAGTACATTTCCCCAGAGGAAATTCTGGACAGCATCTCCCGCCTCCCTGTGTCGAAGCTTCTTGACATGGTGGTAGATAAAAACAAAGTTGAAGGAGCCACACGTGCCGAGATGAAGGAAGCCAAGGAATCCTTACTCGAAGAGCTTCAAGAACTTGGAGTAGTGAAAGAAGTGACGAGCGCGATGGCTTTGCTCAAAATCAAATAAACATCTTGACATCTTTCAAACTTGTGATATAGTCACGTCAGAGAAGTTACCGAGGGTAGTTCACTCGCCAAAGAAGCCCTCAACCCAAAACCAAGAATAAACGAATACTATGGCTACTAAGAAAACAGAACACGAAACCTTGGGAATGGACCCGGAAGACGCATTGGAACTGGGAACTCCCGAACCCAATCAACTCGCAACCGCTACGGAGTACCACTCCTTCGAGGGCGAGACCGACGCTTCGGACATCCAGATTCCCTACCTCAAACTGTGGCAAGCCTCTTGCGATGAGGCTAAGCTGGAAGAACCGATTGGCAGTTTGGGCGCGTTCCTTCTCAACGGTCTTGTCGTTGCCGAGCGCAATAATCCTCTTGAATGTATCGTATTGAAGGCTCGTAAGTTCTTCCGCGAATACATCCCGTACAACGAACGTCAGCCCGGCGTATATGCCAAGACGTGGAATACGAAGGAAGAGTATGAAGCAGAAGGATTCGACAAGTCGCAGGTCAACCGTGCCCTTGCCATGTGGCTACTGGTTAAGAAGCCGCAGGGTATTAAGGACGCAAGTACCACCGAGGATGACCTTGACGCTCTCTTCACCATTGACTTCATGGGCGACCAGTGGACGCTGGCACGATACACCCCGGAAGGTAACCAGTACACGGGCGTTGGTGCTCCCTTCATTCAGTTCATGATGTTGAAGGGGAACAAGCTCGGCTCCCTGCCCTTCCGTGTGCAGATTGGCGCACAACGCGCCGTCTCCCGCGACGGGAAGAACAGCTACGCCAAAGCGTTCCTCAAGTTCAAACCGCACCCGGTGGAAGGTCAGGTTGAAGCCATCCAAGAGATGGGCCTCCTTTCCGCGGTGACCAAGTAACCCCCTCCCGGCTCTGACGGGTTTATCCCGTAGCACCGCATTGCGGGTAAAAAAGGAGCACGTTCCATTCGGCCATCATAGTACGCTATGGTGGCCGTCTTATTTTTGTGCTTGACCTTCTGGACTTTGTGGGATATATTCTCCTATGCAACTAGTAGGAGTTGACCCCGGAACCCACGGCGCCCTTGTACTCGCGGACACCCGGAGCAAGAAAATCTGGATAAAGCACATGCCAGAAGACGAAAGGGAACTGGAAATCATATTGAACAAACTGCCACGTAGCCGTCATCGTATCATGTACATTGAGAAGATGAGCTATGCCATGAGCGGAGGCGGCAAGGTATCCAATCCGAGAAGTAGTGGCGTATTGGGAGAGGCAACCGGGAAGGTCCTCGGCTATGCCGCGGCGGCGGGGTACACCATCACAAAGGTTTCCCCAATCGTATGGATGCGGGCTATGGGCGCGTATGATACGGGCCTGACCGCCCGTGACCGCACGAAGTGGAAGAACAACCTGAAACGCATCGCGATGGAGAACTTCCCCGGCGCGAAGGTGACATTGCAGAACGCGGACGCTCTTCTCATTCTACTGTATGCGTACCGGGAACTGAACGACGACCACACACTGACCCTCGACAACTGGGATATAGAAAGGATATAGCATGGCACGACATTTCGAGAGATACGGACGGCAATGGGAGTACGGAGTATCAGAGCTTGACATCGAACTCTGGTGCTTCAAATACGCATGGCCCGAAGAGAAGGGAGGGCTGGGCAGGTATGGACACGCTAAGAACGCCATCAACCTCCTGTGGAATTACAAGGGCAGTCCTACTCCCATTATCTGGACGCCGTGGATTGAACGGATGATTGAAACCGCGTGCAAATATGATGTGGTCATCATGGGTGGAGGCTCGTCCTCTGGGAAGTCATTATCTATGGCTATCATGGCGACGCTCTTCTATCTGGCCGACCCCGTCGATACCCTTTGCCTAGTCACATCGACTACTATTGAAGGTGCGAAGAAACGTATCTTCAAGGATATTAAACGGTTGTGGCGCAAGGAATTTCCGGGTAAGCTCGTTGATGGTAAGGGACAGATTAAAGGCGTGAACGAGGACGGAGATATTGACGATTCCCGCGGCATCTCCATTATCCCCTGCGCGAACGTCGGCGACCCTAGTAGCCGATTTATCGGTATTAAGGCAAAGAACATGCACGTCTTTTATGACGAGCTTTCCGAATTGCCGATTGAACTCGTCGAGGTGTGGCGTACCAACCTCATCACCAACAGAGCGGACACGCCTCCTACCCTGATGGCCGCCTCTAACCCCAAGAGCCGCACCGATGCCTTTGGTGTTATGGCTATGCCCAAGGACGGGTGGAACAGCGTTGACATCTTTGAGGAGTACGAGTGGGAGACCAAGGACGGGATTTACATCCGCTTCGACAACACCCAGAACCCCCGCATCAAATATGGCCGCGAGGATTGGAGCTTCTACACCCCGTTGGACATCGTTCAGCAAACGATTGAACAATATGGGGAGAATAGTCCGTTCGTGATGCGGTTCCACCGGGCAACCTTTTCAGATGATACGGAAGAAGGTTCACTAATGTCGGAGGCTGAAATTTACGGCAGTGGCGCGGATGCCATGCCCGTCTGGGGAGACGGCGAGTTGATTACCATCGCAGGATTGGACCCCGCCTACACCAACGGCGGTGACCAGTCATGTTTGAAGCTCGCCAAAGTTGGGAGGACTGTCGAGGGCCTCTGGGCTTGTGCAGTCTTCCGTACCTATCTCCTTAAATCCACGTCCGACAAGGAACGGATGAAGCAAAGGAACTTCGACATCGCCCAGCAAGTTGGAGAGATTCTCCGCGCGAACAATGTCGACAGCAAGTACCTTGCGGTTGACGTAACCGGAGGTACTGGTTTCATCGACATCCTCGCCCAGCATGTCGGCACGGACTTCCAGACGGTCAGCTTCGCGGGTATGGCGAGCAAGGTGCCCATTGGCCTGTTGCAGAATCAGGAGGCATGTCAGCAATATAGCAACAAGGTCTCCGAGCTTTGGGGATGTATGAAACTGGCAATCAATGCTCGCCAACTTTATGGCCTTGACCCGACAACTATCATCGAGCTTAAATCCCGGCTCTACACCATGAATGGAACCCGAATTGCCGTGGAACCCAAGGCGGCCATGAAGAAGCGGATTCATAAATCCCCGGACAACGCGGACGCACTAGCACTATTGGTGCACGTGTGCCGGGGAATCATGGGACCGGAGTTCGGTAAGATTAGGCTTGACATTCAGAACCATAAGGTGGTAGAACATCAAGAGGTAATCAAATATCGCGAAGACGGAACCACATATATTGAAGCCGCAGACATTGGCAGGTACCTCGGGGGCTTCGTCCGTGACGGCAATGCCTCCGCTCCTGCCTCCGCTCCTGCCCGCGACACCTTTGCCTCCGACGTAACCGCCGCAATGAACATGCTATGGACCTAAGAGCCGCCGCAAAGATTTCTACACCCAAACCGATTTCCAACGAGAACACTGTTATACGGAAGGCCATTGAGATGTACAAGGCCGGAACTCCCGTGCCCGTCATCTCGGAAGTTACTGGCCTCCCCCGTGAACGTGTTGATAAGATTGTTGATAGCGTCCAACTCTCGAAGGAGGAACTGGCTATCCGCAATGAACTTCTCAATACGTACACACAGAACACACAGGCACGCATCCTCCAACGCCAAGAGGCGAGGACGAAGATAGAGCTTGACATCGTTGAATCCATGAGTAGTCAGTACAAAGAACTGATGAACAGTGGATTCTCCCGTGTCGCTTCCTTCATGGCCGACGCAGAGATACAATCAATTAAGGATGTACCTCTCTTCCTCTCTATCATGGAGCGAAGCCACGGTCTGTGGGAGAAGTTTAACGAAGCGATTGCGAAGCGCGACATGGACCTACTGTCACAGGTCATCCAGCAGTTCGAACTGGAACAAACCGAGATAGTGACGCTGATGGGATTGCAGGGTGGACCAGTAACTCTGAACAAGGATGGCACTCGTCCTGAACTGGAAGAAGGAAGCGCGGCCCGTACCATCACCTTGAAGCTCAAGAAGAAGGGCGAAAAGCCCGAAGCTGACGAAAAATAACATTGACAACGTCGTCCATTCGCGTATAGTGAGGTCATGTCCAAACCCGAATCAATTCAAGAAGTCTTCCGTCGTTGGACCCCGGTAGCTCTCATGAACTTGCCGGAGGAAGTGAAGACCCCAGAAACGTTCCCCGATTATATGGGAACGGATGATGAACCGTTGCCTGTTGGTCATACCCAAGGGATTCTAACAGTTATCGGGTACTCCCACGATGTCCGATATCCGTATGTCGCGCAATGTGCATGTGGGAATGCGGTCACGATGAACCGTCTGCAATTAACGCGCAAGCAATACCATTGTGGATGCCTGACCCAAATCATGCGCTCATCCTATCTTATCCGCTTGCGGGTAGAAGCTATGCGTTCATGGTGGCAACAGGTTCCTCTGTGGCTCGATGACCTTGACAAGCTTCGCGAACACGCGAAGAAGTACAAGAAGGCCGTCAAGAGAACGCGTAAGTACAACGCCAAACTCTCACATGTCGAGTACGCGGACGACCCGCTGACGTTTGACAGGGAGGTAGAGACCTCCGGTAGCCCTGACGGGGCAGACGCTTTCCTTTCCCTCATCGCACCGTCGGAGGAATATAGTCAGTTCCTACGCAGTATTGCCGAGAAGCTGACCAAGGAATATAAACCTTGGCCCGCAATCCCGATGGCGAATACAAGCGCGTATGCCAGTTACAAGAACGAACTGCCCGAATTTGACGCGGCTACCTTCATTAACTTCGTCAACTACCTTGCAGACGCACAAGAGAATGAAACCCTGAAACCCACCACGGAGTATGGCCATAAGTGAAAACGCGGCTATCTTCCATGAGGTAGCACAGGATAAGGAGGTGTGGGGAAAAGCATGGAGATACCGTGCCTACTACCTTGCGTGGGTAAACGGAAATACCGCAAGGCTTGCGCCTACACGTGGCGAGGTCATGCACCCCTACCCTGACCGGGCGAACCCTACACACGTGATGGCCTTTAAGGATGTTGACCCGGTGCATGGAGTGCGTCCTAAATACTTTCGGACAAAGATATTCTCGAATAGTACGGAAACCCCACTCGTTAGACCTCTCACGCTAACTCCGGGCAGTCCTCGAAAGTACCCCTTCTTCTCCTATCTAATGTATGAGCCTCTCGTCGAATCCCAGCTCTACTTCCGCTGGTATCTCTTCCAGCAGTTGGTAACTGAATGGGCATTCAATATCCTGCCGCCTCAAGCGGACACATCCTTGGGCATACAGGCTGAACGCCGCGCCCTCAAAGCAAGTAAACCAAAATAAACGACAATGGCTACAATAGCAATCCCTTGTGAACCTCGCGTCCTCATCTACGGTGCGAACATTGCACAGAACCTCATTGACAGCGTTGCGGCTTCCAGCCGTGGCGACCACGATGTTTGGCTCCTGCTCCCTTACCGGGCCAAGGCCGCCGCTGAACCCATGATTAAAATCTTGAAGAATCAGTTCCGGGACCTTCGCACGATTGAGTTGCTGACCCCTGTCACGGGTAGCTACGCACTCGTTACTCATCTCTTCGCCCGACTGCAACAGGCTCTGGCTTACGAGAACGCGCCGGACGAACGAGCTATCATTTGGGTTTCCGAACGCGGCAATGAAAAGTTTAAGCCCGGCGCGATTGATACGCTGGATGCAACGTTCTATCGCAAGAAGGCTCCGGTTATTGCGGGCAAGTATTTTACGATTCCTGCCACCGAGAACTCTTATGAATCCCGCACCGTGGACGGAACCTTCGTCATGTCCAGCCAGCTGGCGAAACTCTATCCCCAGCGAGTTCCCTACGTCACCATCTCCCAGCATTTCCGTCTCTTCCTTGACAAGGTGCTGACCGAGAAGTGCTTCAACGTGGAGAACTGGGACGACCTCATCACCGTTGGTGAAATCCCCGACGCGGACAACTTTAAGCTTCCCCAAGTTCTTGGCGAAGTCACGGTGACGACCCCTGCCGAGGTATCTATCGCCAGCATCAAAGCGGAATCTATCAATATGATGGGGCAGCCCGAGCAAGTAGGTGGAGCAACTAAAGCCCGCGAGGATTTAAGTGAAGCAGAAGACTTGACACCCAGCGCGAAAGTTGTTACACCTGCACCTGTGAAGCCCAAGACCAAGAAAGCCATGAAGGCTGATGCGGTTGAGGGTAAAGACGAAATTGACAAATAGTAGATATGCCGAAACCAGACGCAAATGCTCCCGTAGGTCCGGGGGTTATTGGCGTGGTTGACGAGAACGGAACCCTTCTCAAGCGAAGGGTTCCGACCGCCGACCAAGCCCGCGCCATGCTCTACTTCTGTCTCACCGCTGACCAGCTATCCATGCAAGCGAGGACAGAGGCACAGGCAGAGCTGGACGGACAACGCCCGTATGACCCAATGGCCCTTTCCGCAGTTGGTCAGAATTATCGAACCAACTACAACTTCCGCACGATGCGGATTGTTCGTGAAAAGGTGGCGGCCAGCCTCCGTGAAGTGTGGGATAACCCCGAACTTGTTTCGGTGCAGACCACCTTCGGAGATAACGCCCGTCGCCCCATCTATTCTGACATCCTTTCCACCGAGGTGACGAAGATGGTCAAGTCCATGCCGGGATTCACTTCCATCATGACAGACCTTCTTCACAACTTCTCATTCCACGGCTTTGGCCTCGCCTACTTTGAGGACCCTGACACTTGGTACTTCAAGGCAGGTAGTCTGAACGAGTTCGCGTTCGAACGCAAGGTTAAGCCGGACAGTAGCACCCTTGAGGTTGTGTTTGCTACTCGTACCCTTCGTGCCCATGAACTCTACGATTTCATTCGTGACCCGCAGACCGCAAGGGAAGCTGGCTGGGATGTGGAAGAGGTCATGAAGGTGTTGAAGACCTGTAGTTACAATCAGACAGTACAGCCCCAGCGCATTTCTTGGGAGACCGAGAAGATGCTCAAAAACGGAGACTACACCCTGACCGACGTAATTGGAACCAGTATTCCGATTGCCCACATGTGGGTTCGCGAATTCAACGGTACGGTTACTCACTCCATCTTCTTTGTCAACGGAAGCGGCGGCAATGGTCAGGATGTGAAGCGTGACCAGAACCGCGATGTAGACGACACCAAGTTCCTCTACACCAAGGAAGGGGCTTACAACTCTATGGAAGAAGCATTCGTCCTCTTCCCGCTGGGTAGTAGCACCAATGGAGATATTCATGCTCTCCGCGGATATGGGAATGACCTTCTGCCCCACACTCGTGTCATTGACAAGTTGATGAACCAAGCGACGGACGCGGCGTTCCTCGGCATGGCTCTGAACGTCTCTGCCACCAATGAAACCTCCCGTCTCTCCGCAATGGTGAACCCGATGGGGGCCTATACCATTTTGGACCCGTCAACGCAAGTGGTTCCTAATCCCGTGCCGAATCTGCAACAGGTTGCCGGAACTCCCCTCGCATTCTTGCAGAACCAAATCCGGGAACGCTTGGGCGAGATTGACGTGAATGCTGATGGAGGCATGGGCCGCACCCAGCTGGAAGCTGAAATCCGTATGGGCAATGCGAGCAAGGTCAGCAATAACATCATGGATATGCTCTTGGAGCACATGACCATCCTTCTCCGTGAAATCGTTCGCCGTATCATCCGCAAGGACTACGATGAAGGGATTGGCGGGTTTAAGGAACGTGAACGCATGCTCCAACGTCTGGACGAAGCAGGTGTGCCAAGGGATGCCTTCTTCGCTATCGACCTTGACAGCGTTACCGCTCTCCCGCCTATCGGTGCGGGCAGTAAGGTTCGCCGCACGATGGCTCTCCGTCAGTGTCTCAACTACATGCAGTTCATGCCCCGCGCTGGGCAGGAACGTCTCATTCGTATGGCCATTGCCAATGAAACGAACGGACGCACCGCACAGTTGTTCATGCCGTTGAAGGATGACCCCAACCCGTCCGAAACCGTGGCCGCCTCTATCGCATCCATCCAGAACAACCAGCTCATGGCAGGGCAGGAAGTTCCGGTTATGCCGAACGAGGACCACAGAACGCACGCGGAAGTGCATGCCAACTTCATCATGTCCATGCTACCGGACGCACAGCTGGAACCCGAAGAGATGGCCCAGCTAGCTCAACCTCTACAGCTTCTGGTCGCCCAGTTGGCAGGACACATGGACTATTTGCAGGCCGCCAAGGAAGTTGTCCCTGAATTTGAACAGTACGAGAAACTGGTCAAGAGGTGCAACGAGGTTATTACCAACGGCATGCGGGCCTTGGAAGCGATGCAACAGAACGAAGAAGCGGCTCCTCAAGAAGGACCTACTCCTGAACAGATGAAAGCCGAAGCCGAAATTGAATTGAAGCGCATGAAGACGGAAGCTGAAATCCAGTTGGCTAAGGAAAAGCAGGATGCCGAGATTACTCGTAACGCCGTAGAAGCCAACGCTAAAGCGGTTCAATCGCTGGGAGGTGCACGATGAAACCCGTGCCCACCTACACTGTCGAAGGGTTCAAAAGCAACAAGGCGGCGACTGGCCGCCTTGCTGAACTCCTGCATGACCCGGTAATGGAAGAAGCTCTCTGCATTGTTCAGTCAAAACTCAATGCGACATTACAGCCCACAATGGAAGCCGCCGCATTAAACGGGGCTTTCGCGGCTGGGGCCAAATCCGTCATCGCCGCTCTTTTCAATCTAGCCGAAGAGAATGAAGAAACCGAATCCCCGGTAACTATGATGAATCATCCCATGACCGAGCGTAACGCTTGGATTAACTCACTTTCACTCAACAAGTAATACATAGAATCTAATGGATAATGTAAATATTCCCGCAGTAGCGGAGGGCATCATAGATGGTGCTATTCACAACGACATACATAACATTTTCGAACAGACCCTGTTCGCCTCGGATTCCACGGATTCCACTCAACCTACCAATCCCGCTAACCCCACGGCTCCCATTGAATCCCCGGATGGTACGGTAGTCATGCCAGATGCTGGGCCTCGCATCGCTGATGATGAAGTAGTCAATACCACGGGAACCCCGGTTCCCCCGGATGACACGGAATCCGAGGAAACCGAGGAAGAACAGAACGACGAACAAAACGAAGAGGAAGAAAACGAAGAAGGGAAGAAGGAAGAAAAGAAAGATGATGGGCCGAAGGAACAACGGGCCAGCAAGGCGGCGAGCAAGGCATTCGCTGAAATGCGCGTCCAGTTGAGAGGCGCGAAGAAAGAAATCGCGGACTTGAAGACCAAGCTGGAAGAAGCGGGTAAATCCTCTCCCAACAATGAAGAGCTTGAATCTCTGCGCGAGATTGTACGCGGCTATGCCTTCACCGCAACCGAAGAATACAAGACCAATGTAACTGCCCCGTATAATAAGGCCAACGCCAAACTTGCGGAGATTGCCCGCGCCTCTGGTGCATCTCTGGACATGGACAAGCTGAATGAAGTTGCCCTTAATCCTGACCTCGACGAGTACGACCGCGAAGAAGCGTATGAGGCCATTGGGAAGGAACTGGGCATTAGCGATTCTGCCATGTTCAAATTCGTCCGCATGGCTAAGGTCCGCGACGCGGCCATTGTCGCCCACGGAAACTATCAGGCCGAAGCCGACAAGTATGTGGAAGAGTTGAAAGCCAGCCGCGGCGGCAAATCCGAAGGTGCAACCTACACCGTCAATCTCGACAACTACACGTTGGAAGCGATGCAGGAACGCGCCAAGGAACTGGGCATGACCACGGAGATTACCGAAGAGAATGTGAAGCATGCCCGCCATCTTGCTCACAAGATAAATAATGGTTCCTTCATGGACGGCGCACTGGCCGAACTCATGGTCAAGGAACTGGCAGATGCTCGCGCGACAATCGAGGCTCTCAACGTGAAGGTGGCCAAACTCCGCAAGGCCCGCCCCTCTGCTAACGGCGGTAGCCCCAAAGCTCCGGAGACCCAGCCGCCCGTTGGGCCGACCACAGTCGGGGACATTATTGGTAGTGCCTTCGGATTATAATAAATTTTCCTTGACATACTGGTAATTTTATGACAAGAATGGGGCATCAAATGCGGTGCTCCATTCTTGCTTTCCCGCGAGCAAACCAAAACAAACCTTTATGCAGGTGTGAAAATTCTTGGTCCTGACCCTGCCATGACCGCGTAAGACCCCAAAACAAAATCTTCCAAAGAGAACTAGGCGTTGCAAATTAAACCAAATTTAATTTACAAATGGCTACTTCTCCTAACGATATTCAGGCCCAAGAATTGAAGCTGGTCACGATGACCAACCTTCTTAACGCCAACATGTTCAGCACCTTTGCTCGTACTTCTCCGTGGAACTCCCAGATGATTATGACGGGAGAATGGACTGACGGTGTTGGTGATTCCGGGCGTATTGCAACCTTCGGTGCTACGGACCCCCGCGTCGAATGGATGAACATTAACCTCGCTTCCACCTCCAACCAGATTCCGATTACGGTAAATGATACGGGGGCTACGGAATACTCCTACAGCCGCTTCATCACGAGGCTTTCCTCCCAGAAACTGGACGTACTCCGTATGCGTCAGTCTTGGCAAGCTAAGCAACAGGCCGAGAATGCGGTGAAGCAGTTGGTCCGTGCCGTCGGTAATACTTGGTCTCGCTTCTACCGTCAGAGCTACATCAACATCGCCAGCTACAAACTCATCCCCACGAAGGCGGGTGTTGTTGGTCTCGATGTCGTGAGCAACGATATTAACTCCATGCCGGAAGTTAAGCCCGAAGCCGCTCTGAACGACGACCTGATGAACCAAGCTTGGCAGTTGCTCATCAATGAAGGTGCTGGCGAATCTGCCGCTCTGATGGACCAAGGTTCCCCTGTCTTCTTGGCTTACACGTCTAAGGACACCGTGGACTTCATCCTGCGTCACAACGAAGTTATCCGCAAGGACTGGAACTTCGCAGAGGCCGCGGAAGGCAAGGATGCTACCCTCCTGCGTCAGCTGGGCGTGAAGTGGACGTACAAGGGCTTTACCTACATCGTGGACAACATGAACCCCCGCTACACCTTCGACGACACCAAGCCGACTGGTCAGAAGTGGGTGGAAGTTCCCCAGTATATCAAGGTGGAAACGACTGTTGGTAACCGCTATGTGCCGAACCCCGCGTACATGAACGCCCCCTACGAAGATACGATTATCTTTGTGAAGGACGTGTACAAGTCCCTCGTTCCTCGTCCGGTGTCTGCCTACGGTCAGGCCAAGTGGGACCCCGTGACTTACGCTGGTGAGCTGGTTTGGGTGAACAACAAGGACAACGGTGATAACTACATGGGTACGCAGGGCATGTTCATCGCGACGCTTTCTGCCGCTCCGATGCCTGTCTTCCCGCGTCACGGTGTAGTCATCCGACACATTCGCACGACCGCTGGCCGCGAACTCGTCGGTGCTGACGGTAAGCCCGTTGGCTCTCTGGTAAGTACCCCCGCGGTAGTATCTGGCCTCTAAGCCTAAACCTATAACCCTTAAACCGAGGCGGGCGGGATGAACCCGCTCGCCTCAATTTTATCTGCATGAAGATTACGTATGACCCTGAAAAATTTGGAGACCTTAAACCGGGGGATGATGTTCAGCTCATGGGAGTTGGCGTTGTTTCAGATGACGGCAAGTCTATTGAGATTGTTTCTATCGAGGACCAAGAAATAGGTGACGATGATAGCGACGACGAGGACGAGACCGAAGAAGAAACTGAATCTCCCAAACAGGAAACCGAAACCGAAGAAGCCGAAGAACTGGCAGAAGGAGCCGACATTGGTTCTATTATCGCCTCTGGCTTTGGAGCATAACCTTTTTAACTAGTATGGAAATCGACGTTCCCACTACAGAACCAGTTGTCCTCGAATCAGGAGTTGAGAATACGCTCATTCCCAGCGAGGAAGGAGACTTTCTTATTACTATCACCAGTGATAGGGGAGTTCCTGTCGTCAAACTGACGGAGGACGAGAAGACCCTTGCCGAAGGTTCTTCCCTCGTAAACCGGGAGTTCAAAGCACATCTCAAAGCCGCCGGGGATTTAACTGTTACGGAATCTCTTTCGGGGACCGTATTAACCCTAGAAGTCCGTGCCGCAACACCTCTGGCGGTGCAAGCAATTCCCGTAGCTATGGGAGTTAAGCACTTGGTGTCTATTCCCACTAATCAACCCGAAGTTCTTTACTTCGGTATTGATGTTGAAAATAGTGTTCAAAGTGTATTAGTGAATGATGGAGATATTATTATCCCTGCGTCGGATACTGCACACATTCCCGTGAATAGGGGAATAACTTTAACTCCCCTTATTCATCAAGCTAAAACAGTAGCAACTCTTAACGAATAATAATAATAATTATGGCAGTAGTAAATCTTCCCATTCCCGCAGAGAATGCAACTATCGCTCGCGGGCAAATCTATCAGCTTACCGGACTGACCGAGGCTACTCGGTATAAGTTTATTGTCACGTCTACCAAGTGCCCGCATGTGGTCATCGCGAAAGACGAGGCGTTGGAGCAGTTGGAAGCCGAAGGGTATCTTTCTGGCCGTGCTTTCTACTTCGCGACGGAAGGTGGTCAGACTAACGCTTACCTCCGCATCGATGCCCTTGAGGGCGCGGAGATTACCTTGACTATGAAGGCTGACCAAATTCCGGCTCCCGAAGAAGCAACTCTTCCCGCAGACTTATCACCTGACAAGTGGTATAGTATCGGTGATTTAGTCGCAGATACGGGGTACGAATTGAAAGTAAGTGCGGAAGTCCCTGTAACCGTATTTGTCAAGACAGGAGATACCATTGCAGACGCAATAGAAGAACCTCCGTTTGTAACTGCCGCAGGGATCACCCGTTTCACTTCCACTGGCACGAAAGCGTGGGTGTACGTAGATGGAGCAGTAAAGGCTAACGTTGACATCGTAGCCGCGCAGGGGATTGAGGGTTTTACCGCTCCCCAGCTTACGACCCTCTCGGACACCGTTTCCGACGTAGCTCTTGTAGGTCCTACCCCTGCCGGATACTACCGCGTGGATTTCGTGACAGAGGCCACCGCACCTGAATTCCAATACGATGGCAACATCACTATCCAGAACCAGAGCGTAGTCCTTACCAACGTAGTTGGGGAAGCAGAGGCGCAAGGTCTTCTTCCTCTCACGGCCGCGCAGGGTATTGTGACTGGTAAGAACCTTCGAGGAACTCTTATCTTTTCACAGGGGACGGCTCTTGGTGCGGGACAGCGAGCCGCCGTTGCCTCGTTCCAGATTCCTACGGGCGGTGATGCCAGTACCTTTAAAGGGACTGCGGTGATTACCTTCGTTGGAAATATCGCATAACCAATAATTAAACCTTGACGGGGCTGAACTCATGAGCTAAACTTCTATGGGTTCAGCCCCAAATTTTTACTATCATGGCACGTAAACGTTCTTCTGAAATCAATATTGAAAACTACGTCAACGGTTCTCCTATTACACCGGGCGTAACCTATAAGCTGGGCGATGCCGACACGCACACCGCGTGGCTTCTTGCTTCCAGTTCTCCCTGTCTCTTCAAGCTTTCCGCTACCGCTCCTACTGACGAACTGTGGTCCAACATTACGCCAGAACAGTTCATCATCAATGGTTCGGTCGCGGGACAGGTGATTGAGATTGCATCTCCCAACGGTAAGTACTTCGTCGTCCCCACTAACGCACAGGATAAGAATGCTTCGGTTGAGAGCGCACACGCGACGATTGCACTTCACCCGCTGGGGTTCGACTACGACCAAGAGTATCAGGCCCTCCCGCTGGATGGTGATGGTCCTGTCTCCGAAGGTTTCTACAAAATCTCCAACCTCGAAAGCGGTAAGCTCTATTCTATCAATGTGCATCCTGACTTGGGCGGCTTGATGGAAACGAAGCCTAATCCGGAATTCAGCTATGCGCTCTTTAGTGTAGGAGCCGACAACAATCCTAAGGCATTCCTCGCTGGCGGCAAGACTACTGACCAGCTGGTCTTTGTGGCAACTGAAACTTCCGCAATTCTTTCTCTCGGCAGTACGATTGAAGAAGCGGACTACTTTGTCTCCATCAGAAATTTTAGTTTAGGCTCCGGTGAGGGTGGCGGTTCTGGCACTGGCTTTGACCCAGCTAGTGACCAGACAATCTCCGGGGCATGGAGTTTCACCAACACAGCGGGATTGGTTCTCGGAAACGAAGTTCCTTTAGTTCTCGGACAAGGAGATGACGCGGTGAAAATCCACGGAGATGGTAACGGAGCCGCAGTCATTGAGGGGACGAACGCTTCCCACATGGATGTTGCGATTCCTGTCAAGTTCCAAGACCCTACCACTTTTGATGAAGTTATTAGCTTCGTTGCCGCCTCTGGCGAGAAGATGAAGTGCATCCTCTTCGGCAAGGAGAGCGGTCCTACGCGAGCCATACTTTACGAAGAATCCAACGGTTTCCTCTCCATAACTGACCCCAATAACGTCAACAGCAAGTCAATGACCTTCGATGGGGCTGGGGACTTGTGGGTCTACAGAAATGAAACCCATAACGGGGTAGCTACGTTCAACACCCAAACCCGTATGCACGGCACTATTGACGTGGGCGGGGTTCTGACGTTCCGCAAAACCCCCAATGCCAACGCCGGGATTAACATCCCTCTGACCGTAGGTGCACCGACGGATACGGGGGCGGTCAACCGCCTGTATGCCGCAGGCATGGCCGGCGTGACGGGCATCCTGACCACTAATGCTTTCCTCAATACGGGAGCCATTACCAAGTCAGGGACTTCGACGGTGACCCAAACAGTCCCCTACCATTTGGCTGGCATTACGGTTCCCAAGGATACTCATTCGACCATTCAGGCGAAATTTGAGGTGAGCCACCCTCAATGGAATTATTCCAGTTTCTCCGGGTTTTCTTTCATTTGGCGTGCTACCGGTGCCGCAAAGTTGACCTTTGGTATGGGCCGCGGCGCGAAGACGGTTCGTTCCGACCTTTCCATAGATTCTTACAGTATTATCCCGGCAAACGATTTGGCCTACAATCACGGCGAAATTCTGGATATTACTTTTGACAACGTCAGAGATACCCAGCGCAACGGTTATACGGTGCGGGTGCGTGAGATTTACGCACTCGATTCCACGGCGGGCTGGCAGGTTAAGACTACAACCAGCTTCATCCCTGCCACTAATAATGAACCCATCCCTTGGACGATTGCCAAGGTTATTTACCAGCAGAAAAATCGGACCAATATTTTCCAGTATGATAATCTGGGTACACTCTGGCTCATGCTCACCGGAGGTCAGGCGAATACTCTATATAAAATTGCCACCTGCCGTGGCGTCAGTACTTTTGAGACTGGTGTCGGCATTTCCAGCTGGGTGACTGATGTGGTGAATAATTCGACTGGCAACATTTCTGTTTATGCAGGGAACGGAGAGTACACCTATTACCAGCCGGGAGGCACGAACCCGGTCTTTTACGGACTGGAAGCAATGGCCGTCAATGCCATTGAATCCGAGGAAACCACGGATTTTGTGGATATTAACAACCCCCTTGAACAGGCATGAACAACGCAGAAATACAAATTCAATTCCCACAGCCCGGCGACTGGACCAAGCTCATTATGAGTGTAATCTACGCGGACGCACTGGGCTTTACGCACCTTGACCAGTACAGTGAGACCACAGTTCCGGAGGAGCAGATACCTGCAATAGCCAAGGCTATCGAGGCCATTGCCGCTCTTGACGAACAGTGGCAAGCGTGCCAAGTTTGGGCACGATTGGGAGATATTCCATCCCCATCCAGCCCGACGGACAAGGTGCCCGCAGTCCTTCTGACTGTCGAGGCTACCGGGGATTCCGGGGGTACGAAAATATTTACCCCTGACCAATATCCCCAGTTCGTACTGACCGATAGCGGCACGCTATCCTTCTTCAACTTCTTCACAAAAAGATGATAGTTATGGGCTTACTCGAACTTCTCGACCTACTTGGCTGGAAGCGCAAGTAGCACATCTCCCCGGAGGATAACCCCCTCCGGGGGATTTTTATTAAAATAATTTCTTGACAAATAATAAAATTATTATATGGTGGTTGCATGTCCAAGACATCAAACACCAAACAGAAGGATGGCCATAATGTTATTATGGTCGATAAGCAGAATGGATTAACTCACGTTCTGGCCAGCCATAGGGTTCGCATTCCCGACGAGGAAATTAAAGGAAAGGTTGAAGACCTTGTGGTTATTGAAAACCCGTGCGCCGTTACGACAAACCTTCCTGCTAAGAACGAATTCAGTTTTCGTGATGAATCCGAAGAATCGTCGGAAGTAGTTGAGAAGGCATTCGACGACGCATGCCTAGAGGAACAAAAACTGTTCTGCCCTATCTGCGGAGGCCTACTAAGAGAAGCACATCACGGCAACTACGAGTTCGTAGAGTGCATGAGTTGCTCGCTGGCCGTGCAGGGGAGTGATAACGATGACCCGGAGACAGCTTATGAAGAGGCATGGAGAGAGGCTCGATTCTTCATTGAGGATTGTCCTCCGGTTCTGCGTCTTCAACCCGGTGATAAAATCCAGTACTTCGATGGCATGTTCCATCGGCATACGGGAATCGTTGCAGGAAGAACCCGTGTCTCCATGCGCATCTTGTTGGAAGACGGGCGAAGCATTGAACCAAAAATGGTCGTTGAATGGCCGTGGGGAAAGGAAATCGCAGACTAACCATGAATGCGCCTAGATGCCCGCTATGCGGGAAAATGCCGGAGTATGTAAGGTTCATGGTAGGAGAGGAAGAGTGCGACCATATTTGTTGCACGTGTGGGTTATGCACCTCTCCTATATCAAGCCTATTAGGAAAAACCCAGTGCTGGAAGGATTGGTCTGAACTGGTAGCCAAGTTCCCTCCTATCATGAGGGTCTGGCCCGAAGATACGGTAGTATGGAAAAATAAACCTGTCGAGGTTCTTGATAAGGACGTTCAGGAGGGGGAGCTGGTGGTGATAAACTGGCAAGGTCGCAAATTCCTCCTACCCCATCATGCCATTGAGAAATGGCCGTGGGAAATTAAACAAGCAGAATAACCATGAATATGTTGCATCTATCTATCACGCAATACTTCGCGCTTGCGGCTCTTTTCGTGCTTGCGGGCGTAGCTTTCCGCGCCTTGGGAGGCAGTGCCTCCACCGCGATGGCCCACAGGCTGAAAGCTCACTGGAAGCTCATTGGCATTGAGACCAATAGCTACCGGACAAGAGGAAGCGAGTACACTCTATATGAGCGCAATGAAATGAATGATATGTACAACCGCCTCTTTGATGCCGCTACCCTGTGGATTATTGTTGGACTAGTCGGACTGACGGTAAGTATTATTGTCGAGTGCCTCTTCACGCTTCCCGCGCCTCCGCTCTATGTCCTCTCCCTCATCACTGCATGGATTGCCGCATGGTATCTCTTTGTGGTCATAGCTTACTACATAAGCATGGCGGTGATTATGCAGATGACCCAATATAACCTTTTTCGTCAATACCCAAAAATTAACTTCTAACATGGAAAAGAATCAAGTTAAACTCGGAATGATTGTCCGCGTCGACTACGGCCCTTGCGGTCGCGTCGTGGAAATCGACAACGAAAAGGACTTCTACCCGTACAAGGTACGCTATTCGGGAGGATTAGCGGAGTGGGCCTCTGCTTACCAGATGGAAGAAATTCTAGATGCGCCAGAAGAAGTTCTAGATGTGCCAGAAGAAGTTCTAGATGCGCCAGAAGAATCTGTCCGCGCCAGTTGCAATAACACCGCCAAACCCCGGCGACCATTCAAGAGAGGGGACAGGGTACAATACATTCCTCGTGGCTGGGTAAGCTACGACGAAGAGCCTACGCCCTATCAGGAGTACGCGGTTTACGATGATGAAGACAGCGACGGCTGGGTAGCTATCGATGGAGTGACCACTAGCTACTTCAACACCGTTATGTTCTTTGACCTCAAACTAATTGACTAACCATGACCACAACGATATTTGTTAGTATTACTGACATCCTCGCATGGGGTGCTATTGCTCTGTGCGCCCTCGCCCTATTCACCCTGTGGGTAATCGAAACCATTAAGAAACACATCAAAAGAAAATGAACGACGAACCAAATTGTTGGACCTGCGCATACAGTGACCTCCCCGAAACCGCGGAACCCTGCGCCAGTTGTGACATGTACTTTAGCCACTTTGAATCCACGGAACCCACGCAAGCGACGGACACCGCGGCAAGCGAGGATGCACGGAGGTGCTCCCTCTGCAAATTCCGTGATACCTTGCTGGTGCAATCCCCCTGCCAGAAGTGTGCTCTCACTCCCGGACTTCCCTGCTACACCGTCGACACCAACAAATTGGTAGAGAGGGAGAAGTTGAAGCGGGAAGAAGCAAAGCAGAAGGAAGCCGAGATGGCTGGTCCTACCTGTCTGACATGTAAACATAAGGGGGTATCTATCGAAGAGGAACCCTGCATCTCCTGCAACGGCTATCAGAATTATACCCCAGATGAATCTACCCCATGTGCCGAAGGTACGGAATCCGGGGGACCCGTGGATTCCGGAATCAAAGGAATCGTGCCGAAGCATATTGTTGATATGTTTGTCGAAAGAGTGGGGCAAGAGGTGCGACGGCATTTTGAAGCCTGCGACGCCCGTCCACGTCCTTGCCCCTACTGCGGAGAAATCCCGGAGGTCGTGGGGGAAACCATCTATCCCGGAGAGGAACATTGCTATGTCGTCTGCAACGGGGCCAAGCTTCTTCCTCATAGCATCAGCATTCATGGCCGCACTCGCGAAGAAGCGGTAGCCCACTGGAATAGCTTCGTATTAACTATGAAGTCCCAAGAAAAATGAACAACCACTGGATAACCATTAGCGGGGGAGGATTCGTCCTCCCCATTAACTCCATACTAATCGCGGAGGGAGACCTCGCCGCATAACATTTCATCTCATGAACCTTCCATACATTGGACAAATTAAACAACTGCGTAACTTCCTTCTGGGAGAGAAACTCATGTCCCCAGCTCTCCTTGCTATCCTCTCGGACACAGAGCTTATCGACAAGCTCATCGCGGATGGATTCTCCTTCGTCGTACCATATAACGGTGGATATACGACCGCGGATGAAATTCTCCTAATTCCCAATGACGCATTGAACCATGCAACGAAACTCTCACGCTAAACGTATGTACACACTAATCGGATTTCTTCTCGGTATTCTCTTCTACTACATCATCGAGAACAATAACGACAACGACTTTACCCCTGCATGAAGAAGAACAGTAGAGGACTAATCGTCCATCCCGGATTGAAACATCCACGGAGGCCACGGCATAGTACTCCCCCGGTAAAGAACATACCGAAGGGCTACATTGCCACCGGGGAGATTGCCGATAAAATTGGGAGAAGCTCCGTATGGGTAATTCACGCCCTGAACCGATTGAAGGTCAAACACGTTCGTTGCGGTCACACCATGTACTGGGAAGGGGAAGGAGCCAATGAATATATTCAGATGCAGGTCAAAGGCCTATATGACAGTATCCCGGAAGGATACGTTGATGTAGCTACCGCATTGGAATCTACGGGCTTGAAGTCTCCGGCGTATCTGACCACCCTATTCAAGCGGGGCAAGGTTCAACGTGTACGGTATCGTGATGATAGCGACCCTCGCGGTCGTAGGACACGATTCGCGTACAATCTGGTTGACTTGTTGTCCCATTTAGGTTTAGATAGCTCTGGCGTATGAGAACGACCTACTCCACAACCAGAACAGTGCAGAAGGGCCAGAGCAATCAACAAACCTTGCTCGGTCTCCTTCTGAATATTGACCTCCTTGACTTCTCCCTCACCATTGATAACATACGTGTCCTTCTGTACATGCACGCCAATGGCTTCGAGCAGAAACATGAGAATCCGACAATAAGTGAGGGCACTCGCATCCCCATATCTTCTCTTTACTCTATCCTGCGCAAGCTGGAAGAAAAAGGGTATATTGAATACGAGGGAGTGAGGGGGTCGAGGAAACAAACTAAAAGTAAACTAACTCCGAAAGGTATCACTTTCTGTCGTGACATCTTCCGGCCACAAACAATCTAATCAACGACATGGAAAAGAACAATATTGATGAACAGGCAGAAGTCGCGGCCAAGCTCTATAGCATGGCTGAACTTCCAACCCCGTGGGACCAGCTCACCGCGGTAAAGAAGAAGCCCTACATGAACATGGCGGGCAAACTAATCAAGGGAGAGGCTGACATCTTTGCCCAGCTGACGGCGAAGTACTGTGTCCAGCTTGGTGTACCCGGCAAGTACAAGACTATCATCTCCGGGATTATTAGTGCCGCCCTTGGAGCTTTAGCCATGTTTGGAGCGTTGGGGCAGAGTAGTTGCACCTACGCGGATGTGAGTAAGGACCGCGCAGTTATCTGCAATGGAGAATCCTGTGTAATCGTTAGCCCCGGAAGGTTGACCTTTACGCAGGAACAGCCCAAGACGGATGCAGGTCCGGTGGTAATCCCCTCCAAAGAATACTGCAAATAATATGGCAGAAGAGTATCAAGAGATTCCACAAGCTCCTGACCTCTTTAATCATCCCGTACCCTCGGTTCCCGTGGGTACGGAGATGTTTAATGAGGCCCCGCCGTTTGATTCAATGCCGGACCCGATTGCCCCAGTATACGGTGAGAGCGACATAGGAGTGTTCCATACCCCGGTATATAATGATGACCCCCTCATGCGCAACCGGGAAGAGAGCATGTTCTCCGTCGTGTATGACCCAAAGGATTCCGGGACTAACGCAAAGGTCATGTACACCTGCGGTGTTGTCATTGATGATAATGAGGTGCATGAAATTGGTGGTGCGCCGGGGACGTTGAAGGCAGTGGATAGTGGAGAGAAGGCACCATTGGATAAGGATATTATCTGGTACGTAAACGTAAAGAGTGACCGCAAATCTTCTACGGTAAGTAGCAAGAAAGGCACCAGCGCGGACTTCTCCGTCCCCATTGCGAGGATGAGCAAGGGCAGGAACGGATATATCCAGCAACTTCACCGAGGTGCTATCTTCATTGGAGGTGGCGGCGGTGGCGGCAAGTTCCCATACAAGGTCACGACGACTAAGGAGCAGGACGCAAACAAGAACTGGCATACCTACGCAGTTATCGAGCCGGGCGGTTTCCGTGATACCGAACGGAAGAAGGTGGAGATTGACGGGTTCAAAGACGGGGCGGCTAAGAAGGAAATCGTAACCGACGGTGAACTTCCCGTACTCCTTGAATGGGAATACACTTGGCCCGCCAATACCGTGACGAACGCCAAGCTGGTTGTTGATGATAAGCCGTGGGATGGTAAGGAGGTAATCACTCCGATTGAGAGTGCCGAGGGAACGGGTAAGAGCAAATGCGCGATTGCCATCCTGACGGTAACGCGAAACCCGCAGGACAAAAGTCTTGACGCAACCGTGAAATCCCAGCTGGTCAATACTGGACTGGCCGCCGTCTGGTATAGTGGCTACGTGGACGGAGTAAGCGGACGTGTTGGGCAATATGCAGAAGTTTCTACCGTAGCACCATGAAGTCTCACCTCTTACTCCCCACGTCGGACCCCACGCAAAACATCTACGCACAGATGAACAAGTATGAAAATGTCGTGCACCCGTATTTCGAACTCTGGGCATACGATACAGAAGGCCCGACAGTTCGAGGGGTTCCCGCTCCTTTAAACATGGCCTATTCCATTGCACAAGATTCGACTTATCATCCGGGGATTAAGTGCCGAAACATCGTGGACGCATGGAAGGTATTCAACACATTGAAAGGAGCCAAGTACCCGAAGATTCCGGGGAAGCTTCCGGGCCGGGATGGAATCATCGGAACCCATTTAGCCCGCGAAGACCGTCGTGTCTATGACCGAGTACTATGGGAAGCATGGCACGAAGGACAGGCATGGACACCTCGTTATGTCACGCTGGATGAAGCCCGTGACTGGCCCTACTATGAAAACGGCTTCCTATACGGGCAGGATAGCAGTCTCTCCTATGCCACTTCCCTTCTCTCCAATTATTGGTACATAGAGAAGGAAACGGGTGCAGTATATCTAGACTACATTGCGACCATCGGTGTGAAGTACGAACGGAAGAAGAGCAACGGCTACTGGGAACTCTTCAGTATATCGGGGCGTCTTGGGCGGCCAAAGAAATATAAGAAAGACGAAGTTACGGTCATGCCACAGCGGCTAGTCACATGGAGTACCATGATAGGAGACGTTCCCGTCGAATGTAACGCCTCCTATTATTCATGGGCACCCGAGATAATGCCACCGGAGATTAAAGAACTTACCAACTTCTTCAAGGGAATAACCTTCACGACATTGTGATATAGCTGACCGACCCTCCGGGTGATTTGCTACACGCGATTCTCGGACCCCTTCGTGCCCACGGAACCCACGGAACCCACGGCCAAATGGTCACAATGGGTTCCGTGGGTTCCTTCGTTGTGTCATACCCACTAGCGTGTGCGGTTGTGTCATACCCACTAGCGTGTGCGGTTGTGTCATACCAATTAAAAATTTCTTGACCAGAATCTTCTTCTGTGTATGATGACGGGCATGGACAACAACATCCATTACATCATTAGCGCGTATAACCCCTCCCTGCATTGGCCGGAGAGGGAATCAAACCTAATCCATTACACGGTCAATTATCTTAAATCCCTGCACATCCCCGGCGAGCGCATTACCGTCATGTCCGAGGACCTTGGCGTTCTTTCATGGGCCAAAGCGGAAGAGCTGAACGTTGCCCGCGTCCCTGACGCACCCGATGAAGCCATCCTCTCCATCGCCGCAGAGCATGCGGGAATGGACATCATGGTGCTCGATACTCAATGCCCGGTGCGCGAAGCGGACCTTCTCGACGTCATGGCTAGCCAGATAGCTACCGAGAAGGATGTCATCTTCATCTCCGCATACATGGGAATGAAGCGGGCGGCCATCGAAGACTACCCTGCATGGACCAGCATAGTTGATGGTAGTGTGTGGGGGTTCCGGCACGATAGCGACCTGAAAGCCATTAAGAAAATGAGAAGTATCTATTATGTCTATCATGACGCGTTCGCCGGACACTTCGGAGTGAGCCTCGACTACCAATACGACAAGGAGGTTCTCGACATCGCCGTGAAACGCGGCTGGGAAAAGAGCGCAAGCACCGCTCCCTGCTCTGCGGATTATCCGCGCCGCGTGCAGATTATGGTTGACAAACCCAAACAGAATATCTAATCTTCATTCACACCATGAACACAAACCAATTATATTTTGACGGAAGCCTCGGACAGTTCATTCGCAAGGCGAACTATGAACGGGTAAGCGTAAACCCTACGTTGGAAGTTCAGCATGGAATATCCTCCCTTGTCCTCCATTTTGGCACGGGATTTAAGGGAGACCTCCGGTTTAATTTCTCCCATGCCTCTGCTCTTCTTGTCAACGTCTCCCCGTCAAGCCCCTTTGCATGGAAGATTCAGTTAGCCCCGCTCAACGCTGGAGCCTTGCCTGTATGGAAGACAGTCGCGTCTGGCATGACGTCCTCGGTGAAACCCGGAGGCACTACTGACACCATTATCCTTCCGACCGATATATTTGAATTAGACCCTGCCGAATATCCTGTCGGGACCTACTGGATGACTGTTGAGTTCTCCAATACGGTTGACTGGTCCCGCACCTTCCCCTTCACGCTTCAAATCATCTAACCATGCAACTAGATTTATCCCACATCCTGCAACTCTACCCCGTCCTGAAGGTCCTCCATTACCAGACAAGTAGTGGATTCCATCATGAACGATACGATGATGCGGTAGAAGAATTGGGCGGCATTGCCGACAGTTTCATTGAAACCTATCTCGGACTACATGGCCGCGACTGGATGGTAAAGCCCATGTCGGTGCGCCCCGTGTTGCCCGATACTTCTACTAATTGCATTCTCCTGTACAGAAATGTCATCCTACATGACATCGTTCCCTACCTCTACACCGTTGCCGGGAATGAACCCGCGCTAAGGAAACTGGCAGAGGACTTCGAGCAGAGTGCCCAAAAGATTTACGGACTACTGAACAATTACGTCTAATAGAACCCATGCCTACAACAACTCGCGTCCGAGAATTTTTCCTCTGCTCCGACGGCCCGGAGAGCAACCCCGAAGTAATAGCCACGGTACTTCCACGGCTTGACGGGGTTTGCTCCCGCGCCCGGTCTTTGACATGGGGCGTTATTGCCTATTCCCTCTCTCACTTCAACCTGCCTTTCGGTGTTGCCTTGGAGAACATGAGGAACGGTTATTGTGCCCGCGTCGTAGGAACGTCTACTGGGGAGGAAACCGAAGATGGGGATGAAGCCGCCGACGTTACCCCTTGGTTCATCCTGCAATCCTTTAAGACGGAAAACGACGAATGGGACTACCGTTTCATGGCGTTGGAACCAATAGAGGCAGGAGCCGCCATTGATATGAAGAGGGATTATCTCCTTCCCGATGGATGGTATAAAGTCGGAGAAGAGGTAACTCTTCGCAACGATTTCATCGCCTCCTTCTGTTGGGAGATTGCCATTCCCGGCGACACCTTAAAAATAGAAACCGCAAACGCATAGACGAATAAATCATGAACGATAAAGTAGCTATTTTAGAAGACAAAGGATTTGGATTCTTCCGAGTAACTCACTGTGGAAGTGTCATTGCAGATTTTCTTTACTGCACTGGCTCTGGTGAACAAGGATATATGACACGAGATTCCGCAAAGAAACTGGCAACGAAGATTGCCCACAAAATTGAGAAGAGCACGATTATCGAAACCGAAAAAGGATTCAAACTACTTAAACGGGAAAGGAACAACAATGACCAACGATAAATATCTACTGGAAACCTTCTTAATGGAATACCCGCGAGCAGGAATCATTGCGGTGATTCATCGAAACTACCGTATCGCTATGTTCCCCTATCACAGGAATGAGGATGAGAAGGGACTTCCGACAAGGGACTTCGCCCTCAACATGGCAATCGAACTTCGTGACAAGATTAAGAAATGCACGACGGAAGAATCCGACACGGGGATTACCTTCGTCGAAAAGGAACAACCAATCTTCAATGGCTAACAAACGCAAATTCAAAAAGGGAGACCTTGTTCGGTTCATCGACACCGGAAGGCATCCAGAAATACGTGAGAGTTTAGCGGAGGGTTCCCTAGTATACGTCCAAGAAGAGGAAGGTATGGACCGTCGCATCCTTGTCAAGACCGTGGATGGGACACATAAGCGGTTCCCCTTCTATGAGTTTGAGCTAGTGGAAGAGACCAAACATGAAGTCTTCGTCCGATACACACGGGACGAGGCTATCATCCTCTTCAACTATCAGCCCGTTCTCCGCATACCTACCAAGTACCAGCTGGGCGACCAAGAGGTCGATATGTGCTGGGAAGTAGAGGGCTGGGCCAAGTGTATTGTTGAAGACCTCAACGAGCATGTCATATTACCGGATATAAACAAAACCAAAAACGAAAATGAAAGTAGAACCCGGAAAAGTTAAGACCAGATTTAAGTGCGGCGACGTTGTTCTTCGGATAGATACGGGGAGATGTGGCATGTGTGGGGATAGCATCCCAACAGGGTCTATCCTTCGGGTAGTGTCCGACGAGGATGTTGCTGGTGTCGTTCGTGTCCAATATCCCCAAGCGGATGATGAAGACGAAGAGATACAGGATGTTATGTGGTACGAAATCGACCACTTACCCGCGAAAGCCAAGGTAGAAGAATTCTCGGATGCCGTGAGGGTGTCCATGAATGGGGACGCTATTGCCACCATTCTCACGGACATTGCCACCCCATTGGGCACTCTTCATTTCGAAAGCTGGGCCAGAGAAATTGCCCAGTCGATGGCGAACATTATTAACCTTCAAATCTCATTGGGGAAGCTAACCTCGGATGGAATCAAAGTAGAAAAAACTAATGACAAGGAAAGATAAGATAAAGGAAATACAGAAGTGGGCGGGAACTACGCCCGATGGCATCCTTGGTGATAAGACCATTGATGCTATATGGAAGAAGATACAACCCACGGTTTCCGTGGAACCCGATGAACAACCCAACGATTCCCCGGTATCCGCGGCATACGTGTCCCCGGCAGAGCTTGTCCGCAAGGGCATGGCTAAGAAGATTCTCAACATGGAGGATTACAAGATTACCGGGCCGGAATCTCTGCGCGTAACTCGCCTCCCCTCTGGCGACGGCGGCGGCACGTGGGAGATTGCCGGTATCTGTGATGGGATTGAACCCAAGGAATTCAATCTAATCAAATCCATGTTGGACCGGGGCGATAGAGAAGCGGCATGGGATGAATGCCTCCGCTATGTTCTCGCTAATACGGAACCACTGGTTGCCAAGGGAGTTGCAGGATGCTACGCCATTGAGTTCATGCTTCGCGACATGACCTTCAACATGGGTGTGGCGGGAACGACTAAGGTCGTCCAGCGCATGCTCGACATTGGTATTGACGGCAAGTGGGGGAAAAATACCCAAGCCAAATGGACACATGCCATTCAATCATGGGATGAAATGGTAGTCCTCGATTTGCTGGACCGTGCTTGTCGTGCCCGCTATCATTCCATTGTAAGGGCCAATCCGGTGAAGGAAAAGTTCCTTACGGGCTGGATGAACCGATGCGATGCGCGACATGCCTATGCACTAACCTTATTGTCAAGGAAATAGTCGGTGAATTTTTCTTGACCCGTTAAACCCCAAATGATAACATGGCGGCAAGGTAATTCCTTGCCACCGTGTTTAAATTCGTCGCACAGCTTAACACCATTGACGGCAACGTGTGGACTTTGCTTCTCACTCGTATCGTCGATGAAATGTCTCCCGCATATCTCGTATTTGTGGGAGTTATTTACGTGGCAGTAAAGCTGGCATATAAGTACCTCTCAAAAAAGATAGAGTTTAGTCTTGACAAGGAGAAGTCCTTTCTCATATTATTGCGAGAAGCTCTAAGAGTTATATCCGAGTTGGATGATTCTCTAGACCAATTACATGGAAAAATAGACAATCTACGAAGCGACCATGAAGAGATAGTCGACCGCGCCTTCTGCGCTATCTCGCAACAAGATACACCCCCCTCCGACAGAAATGAAACTATTCAATCTGTTCCGAAAAAGCCCCGAGCAGGAACAACTCGAAAACGAGTTGTCTCGGAATCTTAGTCAGTTGCAAAAACGAATTCGCGCGTGTGGCGAAAAGATTCATGCACGGAATCAATTCTATGCCTCCCTTCCTCTTGGTTGCGAGGGTGAGCTAAAACTGCCCAGAAACCAATGGGCCTATTTTTTACGAGGGAAAGTAGGAATTCGTTATGACGGCGAGACCCTTACCTCTTCGGTTACACAGGTTAAAACTCGTGAAGAAGTTCAACTGCCAAGAATTATTGACGCGGAGAGAAGCCATAAATTACTTGTCATACGAGGATATGTTATTGACAGGAGAACAAACCGCACCTATTATCGGGACGAGACAGTAAGTTTTCAGCGGGGAGAACCAATGCAATTAACGTTGAACGGACATGTGCACATGTTGTGGACACCCCCGCTTCCCGGTGCAATCATGCCGTTCTATCAAACCAATATACATGGCCTTAATTCCTAACACTCCGGCCTCCAACCCACAGCCTCCGACGATACCCATTGGAACCACGGATTCCTCGTGGCGCAATGGGTTCAGTCCTGACAGGCCAATGGGTGAGCCGATAATTAACTTTCCCACTCCTGTGGTAAAGAACGTGATGTTCTTCGTTGAGAGGATTGCCAAGAATCCCAGCGAGATTACCATTGAATTGGGAACTCCGTTCGTACCCACCGCAGGTACGACCTTCCTCCCGTTCATGCGGGATGCAGTTCTCGTGCATGTCGAACCCGTCAATGAGGCGGCGAGACAGCACGTTTATCGTTTCTACTACATGGTCCCGCCGGAACAGCAGTTCCGATATAACATTCAGGACATGAAGAAAATCCGTGACGGCTATACGTTGAAAGATACTGCCGCTACGGGTAAGTTCATGGGTCCGGATGCAGACACGGAAGAGTTGAAGGACTTCTACGAGATTACACGGGAATGGGTGGAACCCACGGATTCCGCGTATGCCCCGCTCCCTCTTGGCTCGTTTGACCCCAGCAACGAAAAGCTTGACCCTGACTTCTATGACCAGCATTTCTACACAGCATACGATGCCCAGCTGGTATATGAAGAAGTAGCCCAGTTCGAAGAGGAACACCTGCGCAAGTACTTTCGTAAGGTCATCCGTGTGTATAAAACCCTGCCCGGCCCGGTGGTTAAAGAGTTCGTCCCTTATAACATTTGGCAGAAGGGAGATACGGTGTGGGATGAAGGTGGTCCGGGAACGTCCCTGCCCGAATCTGAATGGGTGGCACAGACTGCAATTAAGTTATCGAGAGAGGTCTGGGCCGCGCCGCTTTGGCCCGTCGATGGCGGAGGGAAGGAACCGGGACAGGCTCGCATTCCTCACATGCCCCTCCTTGAACTGGACAATAAGCCCGTTAGTGCTGGCTGGGACAAGGGCAGTTATCCGAGTACGCAGATGTACACCCTTGTATCTATGTACAAACGGAACAGTAACATTGCGGAGAAAGAGGAACAGAACAGCCTCTCCGGTAATTGTTGTAACCCTGATTCCCGTTTTGTCCGGTGCATCAATACAACCGTGACGACTAGCCAGTCCGTTGACTGGACAGCGAACGGCGACGTCCCTGCGATTGACCCCCCGGACCCCAGTGAAAACTGTAGCCAATGGCGCGTCGATTCCTCTGTAGTAGTCCGTGAGGGATATAGCCACAAGGAAACGCGAAAGAGTTGCACCACCTACGACCAGATTGACGAGTTCTGGGAATCCTCGTTTGATAGGATAACCAATCAGGTCTATCCTGTACTGCGGAAGATTGTACATAATCCGAGCACCGACTTCGACACGGACTGGCAGAAGGAAGGATTCACCAAATACACGGATGCCGTCGGCAACGTCTATTACGGCCGTAAACTGGAATCCCCGGAATCCGTGGCTCCCATTACTATCCCGGATTCCGTATGGGAGAAGGTGGGCTACAATCTGTCCGACTTCACTGTGGAGGAGGAAGCGACGTTCAATACCAAGATGCTCACCGGCCTGTCCATGATTAATGGATGGAACGACCCCAGCTACCCGGAGTATTCGAACTACTTCGCTATGCTCGGTAGCTTCACCTCCGATAATAAGGGAGTCCCCCGCGGTTCTCTCTACAACGTCCGGTTTAAGGGTCAACGCTGGTGGCAACTCTGGATTCAAAACGAGATGCCCACAGAAATGTCTCCCGGAACTATCACCGCCACTCCCTTCTATTATGCTCCCAATCCTGACGGCCCTTGGTTCTCACAGGATGGGGTTTATAAGGTAAGTGGCGAGATGATGATTAACGATGTCCTCTATGGCGAGGGAGTTACGAGCAATGTCTGGACATTCCCCGTAGGTATCATGGAAGGTACGCAGATATATAAGCGGAAGGCCTATAACCCTGAAATGAAATTTACCACAGGGGCATTACCTACAGGTATTGGGAAGGCGTTCACCACGGTGGAGAACGGAGAATTACTTCTCACCTGCTGGGTACTGAACAGCAATAAGGTTGCCATCAATGGGGAGATTCCCATCATGATGAATAGTACGAAGATATTCGACATCAATGTATCTAGCTCTGATGCTCCCAGTACCACGCCGGAACCGAACATAAGCACAACTACCGTGGCTAAGGCAAAGTATACCGTTGGCAATTATGTATTGGACGCGCAGGTAGTGAATAACCTCAACATCACTTACAACCGGAATAAGTTCCCATTCTTCCAATTCACCATCACGCTCTGCTCTCTCCGCGGCAATACGTTCAAGGTCGCGACAAGTGATAAGATTCAACGCGTCGTCCTGCGCCAATGGGTGAACCCCTGTTACGCCGTAGATAGTTACATGCAGATTCCGGGAATCGGGTACTACAAAAAATATACCACGACGATGAACTACAGTTTCCCTGCCGTGTTCGGTTCGGTTAGTTGGGTTCCGTGGAATACGAGGCCCGACCTTTCTGGCAAGAATGCTGGACAGTACTTCCCGCAGACCACGATGAAGAGGGACAGCTATTCCGGTCCCTGCACTGCCGTGGTTGAAGAGGCATTCTCCCCTGACGGTACATGGCCTAAGGGCTGGGGCCTAGGTACTTCACCGCAGTTCACGACGAACAGCGGGTACTTCTCCACGCCGCTTTGCGATTACCGTATGCCCGCATGTCTCCATGCGCCCATGAATGTCTCCGTAACAATCGGCAATCAGGATGCCAAGTGGCTTCCCGGTGCGTTCAATACCACGTTCGCCGGAACCTCCGAGACTGACTGGAAACCCGTGACCTCCTATTACGCATCCCCATGGAACGGCGGCATGTTGTGCAAGAAAGTAACAATCTATCCTCCCAATTAAAGCTCATGGCATTTATTACTAAATCCTATTTGACCTATCGCAATGTTTGCGACGAGCTTTGTATGCTCATCACAAACCAGCCGCCATCCAAGTCCAATGTTGACTTCCGTCGCATATTGAAGGAAGCGCAGAACCTCCTGCTCAATGAGGCCACGGTATCCCCGGATTCCGTGGATACCTTGGACTTTGAAGGAATCCCTCGCGGGGGTTCTATCTCCCTGCCCGAAGAGTATGATAGTATTGTCGAGGCATGGTCGCCCAGCGGTAAGAAATACAACATCATCGACCGGGCCATGTTCGAAAGCAACACTTGGTTCCGTTCCGAATATCCGAAGCACGATAGCGGCTATCATGCTATCATGCTGGACATGGGGCTGAATGAACAGAACCTCCGCACCTACTCGGTATTGTCTGGCAGTAACGGCATCAACGACAACCCCGCGAGCAACGTCATGACGGTTTCGGCACGGTGCGCATTGCGCGGCCTGTCCCTTAACATTTATGATGACGCGGCATGGGAGGACAAGGAGGTTCGTATCTACCCCGGATGTCTTCCCGCATTGAAGGCGATGATGCTGGCCGTGGTCTATAACGAGCAGGGCAATACCCAAATGGGGACGGACAGCTACGGCCTTGCCGTCAAATACCTGAACGACCACCTGCGCAAATATCGTCAGGGCACGTATCAGGCTCCGAACATTATTCAGAACGGCGGCATCATGCAGTGCCCCGGACTTAACCTCATGTAATTATGGCTACCAAACGTACAGACATATCGAGCGAGACGAAAGCGAGCGGGGGCATCCCCGCCGCCAAGTCCATTAAGCAGAAGACGATGGACGAGGTGCTTCCGAAGACGAACCCCGACATCCCTCTCCGTCCAATGAATAACAACGACCCGAACAAACCTGTCGACGCGAAGGAGATGAACACCATCGCCGCGGCCAATAGTAACCACGGCATCAAGAATCCCCCGGCATCCGCGGCTCCCGCGGCGGCCTACGCCGCCCAGCAACGGGCGACCTATGCGGCGGGCATGCAACAAGCCGCGGCGGGGAAACTCTCTGCGGAGGACAGGCTCATGCTTCGTGGTGTGGACCAGAACATAAGCCGCGGGCAGATGCCTGTCATATCTCCGGCTATGCCGACGCAAGCGACGGCTACGCCCCGGCAAGCGACGGCTACCGCTCCAACCGCTAGCCCCGACACCTCCACGGCTGGGTTCTATGCACATGCGGAGAAGATGCTTGGCCCGGATAAGTTCAAGACATTTATGTCCATGCCGGAAGCGCAGAGGAACGCGATATATAGCAAGTTTGTAGAGAGCCGGACCAAGAATGCGCCCGCCGCTAGCGGGGCAGTAGTTCCCGCGACGGGAACCACTGCCGCCCCCTCTGGCTCTAGGTTCCCCGCCTCTGCTCTCCCCTCTGGCAATGCTCCCGTACCCACGAGCGTCCCGACGACTGCGGGTACTGGAACTGCCGAGAGTATGCTACGAACCTTGAGGGATGATACGGCTAGCCCCGAAGCAAGAGCACAGGCGCAAACATACCTCCGCGTCCGAACCATGTATGCCCAGCCGGAAAAGTATGGCAAGGAGATTAAGACCCTCGAAAAATTGGAACGCGCCAAAATAAAGGAACTTAGCAACATGTTCAGGAATAGATTGAATATCCGGGACCCCCGCTTCGCTCGCCAGTACGCCCAGTATCAGGCCCTGCGGAAGAAAGACCCGCAAACGAGGCTCACCCTCTACACTGAACTGATGAAGGGACCGGAGTTCACTCACTTGGACTTCCGAAAATAAATTTGACATAATACATATTTCACTTGACCCTCGCCCCACTCATGATAGGATGTTGAAGACCCACATGAGTGGGGCAAACTTATTATACTAATACTCAACAAACATGGCTATTGACTTTAGTACCGCCAATATGTCCGACTTCACTCCGAAGTCGGGAAGCAGTATTGCACGTGAACAGCGAGCCGCAGAAAGGCACGCCGCGTGGCAAGAGACGCAAGCGCAGAAACAGCAGGACCGAGAACAGAAAGCACTGGACCGCGAGCAAAGGTTAGCGGAAAAGAGACAGACCCGTGCCGAGAAGGGAGCGACGGCGACCGCAGACTATGACACCTTCCTCTTTAAGTCTGTTGATGACTTTGCGGAGAAACAGAAAAAGAATGCGGAACACGCGAAGAATGTAGAATGGCAAGATAAATCCCGCGCCCATACGGAACAAGAATGGAAAACCGCCGAGGAAAATAAAGCCCTCGACATCTTGAACAAAGGAAACCGTGGGTACAGCTTTGAGGGAATCGACTACATGAAAGACTATGTAGAGCGCGGAGAGGATGCACTGGTTGATTTGACGGCCGCTTCCCGCGGTGATAGCGAGGCCATTAAGAAGCTTGCCAACAATACGGGACTTACCGTTGTGTCTTCTTCCGAGCTTACGCCTACGCACCCCGCCTTCTTATCCCGCTCTGGCTTCGGAAGTGGAGAGGACGGGAACCCCGTCGTAACGGAAAAGTTCCTCGCCATTGCCGCGGACAGAAACCGTAACGCAAAGGCGGTGGCCAAAGGCATTGCCAACACAATGGAAAAGGCCCGGAAGGATTACCTCAACTCGAATCTAGATGTTGGAACAGGTAAACCTACGGCACAAGCCATCGAGACCGCACCTATTGCTTACACCGCAGAAGAAATAGAAAGCGTCATCAATACGATTAGACGCGAAGACATTGGCAACTATCGTGCCGCTAAGGCTCTTTACGACAAACACCGCTCTTCTTCGACGGAGAGCATGCAGAAGAAAACCCCCAGCCAAACGAGCGTGGGGGAGCTTGGCGTTGGCGAATTCTCTGATTCAGCACCTTCATTTACTGGGAATGTTTTTGCTGAACTCGCCAACCTTTCCAAGTCTCCCAGCAAAATGTTCCAACTTGTCCGCGACTACGGGGATTACCTTTCCCGGAGTACGGAAGATATTGAATCCCCGGAAGCCAAGGAATCCAAGGAATCCAATTCCCTTTCTCCCGCCGCTAAACGTGCAGGGGAAATGGCAGTAGCGCAGGTTAAAGCCGTGGACAACATTGTCTCGCGGATGGAAGAGAGCTACACCGGATTGGATGCCGTGGGACTAAGGGATGCTCTCCTTAACCCCGAAGCAGTAGCTTCTGCGGCATTGGCCCTTGCCCCCGGCGTGGACATGGATGCAGTGCGCGAACGAGCAAATACCTTAGCCACCGAGCGTCATGCCGTGGTAACCTCCGACTACCAGAAAGCAATGGCTGATGCCATGATGGAAGAATTGGCTACAAGGTTTCCGGGGGTTCCGAAGAATATATTACTACAGGCCGGGACGACGAAACTGATTCAGGACTATACCACCAAAGCTACACCGAGAGGCACCCTCATGGATGCAGTCAAAGGCGCACTGGCTAACTACCGAAGCGCGGCAGGACAAGTTGCGGACGTACTTACCTTCCAACCGGAGAATAGTGTGGGCAAGACCACTGACCCAATGAGTACGATGGAATGGAGGAAGGGAACGAGGCACGGCTCTTGGGAGTATGGTGTAGTGGGAGGCCCTGCCTTTGAAGTAGGTCCCGAACAGTTGAAGGAATACATGGCCCAGTACCATATTGAAAGTACTCGCGATGCCCTTAACTCCCTCTCCCATGCCGCACGTATGGGTGACTTGGGCGTAGGTCGTGGCAGTCTCTTTGCGTACAACCCGCACACCAAGGAAGTTGATACGAACGCCACACTCGAACTGAACCCCAATGCTCTCTACAATGATAAGCTGATGGACCAGAGCATAGAGGCTCTCCGTGCTAGTGGCGCGGACGAAGGTCTCATCAATCGCACCATTGAGAAGTTCCAGAACCTCCGCAAGAAATCCGCACAGGAACTTGTGAAGGACAACATTGCATTGGACGAGACGCTGGGGACGCTTCGCGATACGTGGCTTGGCTCCGGCTTGCAGTTCAACCCTATCTTGACTGAATCCATGAAGCATCTGGACAAGCACCTTTCCTTCAAGAATTTTTACAACGAACAGAAGGAAGTGGGCAAGAGTGACGAGGACATCCTCTCCGCATGGCAGGAGAAAGGGCAAGACACCATCAACTCTGTTCTCCGTGGGTTGCAGATAGGTACACACAAGGCAATCGACCTTGGGACAGGTGCCGCCTATGGTGCTCTTCTCTTTGCACAGAATGCAGTTGGCAGTCGTGCGGCGATGGAACATACCCGCACCCTCTGGGACCAGCTGAACAAAAAACAGGAAGCGGAAGCTGAACTTGTTCGAGGCAATATCCTTGCGGATTATACTGCGGAAATCGCTAACCTCGGCTACCAAATGGTAGCAACCGCGGGGGCTGGTAAAGTTGGCGGCCTCGCTGGGCGTGCACTGGAACGTACCGCGCTATCGCGGTTCGCGAAGGCAACGGCTAACGTTGTAGCGAAGCGGGCAGAAGCTCTTGTCCCTGCCACCCGTCCGGGATTGGCGGGACGTTTGAGTGGAACTATTCAGCGCAACCTCGACAACCTTGCGGCGTTGAACCTCGAACGGGCAGGAGCTGGAGCCGGGGTAAATCTTAGCATCATCTCGCAGGTTGCACCGAATGCTTACTCCGACATCTTCTATACCATTTATGATAGGGAGATGGAAGGGAAGGAACCGACTGCCGAGAACACGAACAGGGCACAGAGCATTGCCAACATGCGTGCCCTCTTTGGTGCGGCTCTCGTATCTACTGGTAGTACTCTCATCAACAACCGCGCAGGTATGGATTCCTTCATGCGTAAGATTGTTGGGGCTAAAAACCTTCGCGGTCAATCTCCATTCCAAACTCTTGAACGGAAGATGGCCGGATGGAGAAGCAAGCCATTTAAGGAGATGAACACGAAGGAAAAGACGTTTGCCGTTGCTTCCTATTTGTATAGTCAGAGCAAGGCCGCAGTGGAAGGAGCCACCGAAGAACTGGCAGACGAATTCCAAGAATGGGCATTTACTGAACTGGTGAAGAACGGAGAAATCTCCGAATCCTCTATTGCCACTACTGACCAAGTGATTAGCGGTGCTATAAAGATTGCTTTCCTTGGGGGTATCGGCGGCTACGTTGGTAGCCAGTTAGCCGGTGAAGGGAACATACGTTTCCAAACCGAAGCCGTTCCCACCCTTGATGTAAAGGATGCTACTTCCATGCTACCGGATATTACAAAGGATGCAAGCAACATCATCGAGGAAACGGGCAAAGCCATTACCAAAAACAATGTGCCGGAAAGCTTGGTAGAAACCGGAAAGAAGGTTATCGAGATTGCCGGGGAGAAGGAGGATGCCGCGGAAGTTGCCCGCGAATGGGTGGACAAATCCATTGCCCATGAAAGTCTGGCAGTCTCCGATGAAACCCGCAAGGCGTGGGTGGAAGGAGCAACCCGTATGGGCATCAGCAACTTCACCCAGTTCCGCAACCTAGTGGAACGGGCCTCCGAAATATATACCTATGAGGGCAGTGCCGCGGCAAGCTCATTCATGGCAGAAGCCATTAACGACCTGCCCAATACCCTGTCATTCCCAAATAAGGAAAACCTCGACACCATGCGCACCATGTTGTCCGAAGCCCTTGATGCTATGGGAGACCGGGTTCAGGTTATCGAAGTAGACGACGACCTGTCCATCATTACTACAGGGGACGAGGACCTTGATGCCGCCATTAACGTTATTAACGGATTGACGGAAGCCGCGGCTACCACGGAATCCCCGGCTACCACGGAATCCCCG